ATGAGAGAGGGGGTGTCATTTTAACGACCCCCTCCCGGGTGCTAATCAAATAGCTCCAATGGCAGTTTAGAGTTTTTCTTTTAATAACTCTAAAACATTCAAATCATTAAAGTCATTCAAATCTAAATTTTTATTTGTTACCATGGATCTTTGGTTTAGTTTCTCCATTTACCCGAGTTACCTTAAAGTATTGACCCATGAAATCATTATTAAGAATCTTGTCAATAGCAATTGCTAAGCGTGCTTCGTATTCAGTATCATTCATGTCTGATGTATCAGCATCAAAGTATCTAGCTAAATACCCTGAAGTACAATAGCCCTTTGATTCATCAAACCTGTACCAATTGTCAAAGTCATCAAAAGGATCAAAGGGGTTGTCTACTGTTGTGATCCAGATATGTAATGTATCATTGCGGTCTGTAGAACTTTGTGTTGCTAGCTTCAGAGATCCGTCTTTTGAATTACTCATTCCCTTATTCTCCTTTCTATAAATATTTGTTGATAGTTGATACAGAAAGTCCAGTTGCTTCAGCTACTTCAGCTTGTGTATAACCAAAGTTAAGCATAGACTTTATCCTTGCAACTTGAGAAGCATTAACAGTAACTGTTTTCTTCGGAGATGCAAGCTGTTTTACTCTATCTGAATCAGCATTGTTAAGTATTTGTGTAAGCTTTGATGTACTGACTGCACCAGATTGAATTGCAGACCATTCTCTGTCTGTTATGTCAACTTGTACATTAGACTTAGATGCGCCAACCTTTGCTCTAGCTGCAGTTAAAGCCTGCTGTCCAGCTCGTTTGATTTCATCTGCTGTCCAATCTGGATTAGCCGCTTGCTTTTGCTTTAATGTCTTGTTAGCAAGTATCTGTGCCTGTCTCTCTTTTGGCGCATTCTGTAATGCCCGGTTAAGCTTAGCATTAAGACTTGCTACTTCCGCCGAATATACTTTCTTAGCTTGTGCATTTATTTCAATGTTCTTAGTAGCTACATAATTCTTTCTTGCTAATTTAGCCATAGACTTAAGGGCATTGGCATAGTCTGCATATGCAACCTCTTTGGGATTAGGGTTCTTGGATAACAGGGTACGGGCATCATTTGTAGCCGCCATCTTAGATGTCTTGACAGTAGCCAGTTTCTCACCTTTCGATTCCCATGTACCATCCTTATTTCTTTTCCAGTCCGTATATGTACGCCCCGTAGGCTCCGGATGTACTTCACCAGTCTTAGGATCAATGTCTTTTAAACGAATCTGTTTTGTTTCAGCAACATAGGCCACTGATTTAGACCGGGATAAGAGCGTGGATGCACCGGCATCACTACCACCCTGGTACTTTTTCTTTAACTCAGCTATACGGTTTTCTTCATAGGACCTCTTATAGTCCAAGCCGTGCTTCGGTGCGTCAATAACGACCATCGAATGTTTTACGGCTCTTGCAATTTCATCAGGCTTTGCACCCTTTAATGTCATATCAGTAATCAGATTGGAGATCTTACCCATTTCCAATCCTTTACGTTTCTCTGGAAGTTTAGCAGTAACTCCTTCAACTCCGCGATATGCAATCTTAGGATCGAAGTCTTTAAGACCAGTGTATTCACTGATGTCGGATGTGGTTATTTTAACTTTTGATCTTGGTGAATTCGACGGGATTAATACTGCTGTATCGCCATCGAAATCAGCTCCTGATAATCTTTCTGCAACTTTAGCATTAATTCCAACTGCATCGATTGCGTTGCCAAGCATTGCTTTTGCTTGCGGATTCTTATTATTTACCTTAAGCTCTGGGATCTCAAATGTGCCGCCATGCGGATAACGAATAGCACAGACAGTTTCACCATTCTTGTATGAGGGCGCATATATCTCATTATCTTTCAGAGAAGACACCGGTAAGATTACTTTAGAACTCTGCCTTGGAAGTGCTGCTGCTTTAAGATCTACTGCCTGGCTATCACAAGCCTCAGCAAAGTCTGCCAACAGTTTTCGTTTCACAACCGGGTTCGTCATTTTGAGTATTTTATCAAGTTCATCCTGACGATTGTCAATCGATTGTTTAAGCTGTTTTTTAATAAGCGGGAGCTGCTGTTTTGATAAGAACTGAGAAGCAAGGTTCTTAGAATAGTGGTCCCAATCGCCTTCTTCTTTCAGTTTGTTAATAGCTCCTAGTTTATCATTTCCATCCTTATCTTTGTAATGATACTGACCGTTTGCTTTAATTGTTGCTCCAAACGGATTGTCCGGGTCGTCTTTCATTTTCTTAAAGACATCCATTTTTGGTACGTCACTTGTTTTATTGGTATTGAATATAACATCAACACCTTTAGGCATGTTGTCCGAATATATTGCCATGCCTTTCAGATAATGAGTACCATCTACAGCAATTCTTACCTGCGCATAATGAGAGTCCCCAAGATCAAGATCGGCAACTCCTCTTCGAAGCTCAATAACACCATCTTTCTCCAATCCACCTTTATCTCCGTATCGAACAGATACTCGGCTTGATGAAATACTTGATGGGTATTCCGGTGCCCAGAAAGTTGTTCCACCATCATGAGAATACTCGTTTACTGGCTGAATCTTGTCAGTGTGTTGTTGAACGTCTTTCCATTCGGTTCCTGGAGGACAAAGAACTTTAGTAGTTGTATACTGCCCTTTTTGATTGATCTGTGGAACCCTAACTGAATGCACTTCATAACCAGCTTCTTTTAAGATCTGAAGAGATACATCCAATCTTGTTTTGGTAATCCCCATTTCTCTTTCGACTCCAGTACCAACATCGACAAAGTTCTTAGTGCCGACTCTTTTGGCTAGAGTCTCTGCTGCGTTAATACACGCATCCTTCTTAAGCTTTTCGCCTTGGTTCAATAATGATCGAACTGTTGATTCTTTTGATGCAGAATCGAACATCATTTCAGCTATTTTGACATTGGAATATCCATGCTCTTTCAATTTCATAGCTCTATTGATTCGATCTACTTTTTCAGCATTGACATAGATTGACTGCTTGTTTCGAAACTCAGTCGTTTTCATACCCATGAATGCAGCAATTTCTTTTTCACTTTTTCCTCGAGCTTTCATCTCTTGAACAGTCCTTAAGAACTCTGCATTATGCTGATATGGATTATCCCCAGAACCCCAAGGATATCTCCCCGAATGACGAGGAGTACCATAATGTGCTAAGTGGCTCATACAATGCCCTCCTCTTTCTTAACGGTTACAATAATCTTGTCAAACGACTTGATTTTGTCCATGATTGGCAATATAATTTCCGGTGTAGGAACCTCTTTGAGAATCTCATTATTTTGATAGATTCTCAGCTCGATTCCAATATCTCCAGGCTTAATACCATACTCCAAACAAAATAGTGCGGTATAAATTTCCAACTGCTGCATATGTGCAGGAATATCGCCTGTTTTTAAGTCGTGTATTCTAAGAAAATCTTTAGCAAACTTAATAGCGTCAGCTGTGCCAAAGCAATTCTCAGAATAATATAACACCTGCTCTGGTGTCATTCTGTACCCGATTGCATCATTAACATGCATGTTGAGTGTTAGCGGTGATCTTGGCAATCTCTGCCGAAGCTTAATACATTTTGCTGCAAACTCATGCAACTCCGTACCTTGCTGAGCTTTCAAGAATCGTCGGTATGTGCTTTCAAGTTTCTCAGCATCATAGTTTATCCAATGATACTTACTAGCTCCGAGATATGCGTGATCTCCTTCTTTTACTTGTGAATGTTTCCTGAATTCCATTATAAATCTCCTTCTTATTTTGAGGATAAATGAAACTTCCATATTGCCCCATTTCATTTGCCTTTTTTACATAGTAATCTTGATTAGGTCTGTGGCTTGCTTCGGCATCTCTTTTAACTTCAAGCAATGCCCAGCCATCTCTATCCAATAAAACCAAATCAGGAATTCCCTGTTTGTAATTAGGATCGTTCTTTAAAATAATAGAATCTGGAAATAACTCTTTTAATTCTGAAATTATATCAGATTGAATTTTGTTCTCTTTTTTCATTGTTCTCCTTTCGTAGGGCCGGAGGTAAACGTAATGGCAGTTGTGATGTGCAGATGTAAGAACTTTAATATATAAAAGAGCCCCACGAAAAGACAAACAAAAAGGAAAGAGGCAGATTCTGCTCTCCTCCCCTATAATAAGCTATGTTTTTTTCGCGAGGCCTATTTTATGAAAGCAGACTCATTGAAATTCTTTTTCTGAGCTAGAGCTCTTGTAATTCTAAGCTCGATTGGGCTTCTACATTTTAAATGAAAGTATTTAAGTTCTTTGTATGGTGTGGTAAGTCTGTCAATTCTTCCACTGGCCTGCTTCATCATTTTGTACGAGTAGTTCTGTGAATAGAAAACCATTGTGTCTGTCTTTATACAATTCCATGCTTCCGACCCAGCATTGTATTGAACAAGATAAATCCATTTTGAATTGCCGAATGGTTCCTGATCATGCCGGTGTCCATTTAACTCAGCGATTGCAACATCTTCTCCAAAGTCTATATTTTTGATGATCTCCAACTCATAATCGAAATTGTAGAAAACTATCAGCTTGTTATGTTCTTCGAAAATATTTCGTAATGCTTCGGCTCTGCTTTCATCAGCATAGCAGATCTTTCTTAGCTTATAACACAACTCACTAACATTTTCTATCGGTTCATTCTTCTCATAATCCCACCTATCTCTCATAAGAGTTTTATAAGCTTCTCTATCAAACGAGCACCAAACATCTTCGTGATGTTGAATAGCTGGATTTTGATACGGCATATCAACTAACACTCTTCGTCTTAATCTGTTCAGTCTTTCAGTACCAATGAATTTTTCAATTTGTGGAAACTTGCTGAATCGTGAAAATACACAGTGTTCAGCAGTGAACTCACTTTTATTCTTGTAAAATCCATTAGCAATAAAGACTGGCATGTAATCCATGTAATTGTCTCCTGGTGTTGCAGATAGCAATATCCATTCATTGGACTTTGCAATCTTTAGGAATGACTTAGTCCAAGCGCCATAACCAACTACTCGCTGTTCGTCAAAAATAAAGAAGCTGTTTTTAACGTCAGCATATTTCTTAATATTGTTCCATGAGTCTATGACTATTTTATGATCATAGATCTTAGAATTATCGTCTGGTGTTAAATAAAACCAACTCATGTCTCCAAGCCATTCGCCGCTATCTCTTTTCTTAGCAGTTGTTATGATGTAGAGATCTTTTGGATTTTTCATCTTTGTCATTGGCTCTAGCTCTCCACCATTTCGGATGAAGTAGTACGCGAGTCCGGTAATAGATTTACCAGACCCTGTACCGCCACAAAGTATACAGCCGTTATGCATTTTCCTTATCGCACTCTTTTGGTGCGGCTTCAACTTTAATTCCATATTAATCTAAGTCAGCGTATTTCTCGGCGAACTTGTTTTCACGAATTGTTACATACATCGAATCAACATATGCGGTGATTCCAGTACGACCATTCATCTCCCATTCGTAAGGACGAATTGAAATATCACAGTTTACAATGTCAACAACATCAAGCTGGGATACTGTGTCTTCATCCAGGAGCGTCTTGTGATTACCGACAATAAGCCATACCTGTGTATAACGGTTCATATTGAGTTTTACAGGAAGAGTCCATTCCTGTTCAGAGTCATCTGCTCCTTCTGGAAGAGGACGATCTTTTATATTCCATCCTTCCTGTCTCAGTTCATCAGCCATTACTGTATCATCAATTACAACACTGAATCCTCTTTTACCAGGATTGAATTTATCTCTTTCTCCTGAAAAGTTCTTCCAAATAATCATTACACCTTCAATGTTAATGTTGTTTACGTTTGCCATAATAGACCTTCCTTTCTATGCTGCCATATCGGTATGTTCATCAATTGCAAATTTCTCAAAGTCACCAAACTCTGAGATAGTTTCTATTGCTTTATTAGCAAGTTCTTCATAATAAGACATGTCAATCTTATCCTGAATATTGTTTGTTATTACATCTTCAGATTCGAGCCAACGGTATCCCTTTGTTCCAGACGGTGCAAAGTACTTATCGTCTTTTACTCTGAATAACTGAGCTCCACCACAGCCTTCTTTGATTGGGCAGAACTGGCCAACTTTACCAACGAACTTATAGTCATGTTCATCTTCTGCCAGATTCTCGTTAAAGTCGAGGTCAAGCTCTCCGCCATTGCTGACGGCGATTGTCTGACATAAGTCCTTGAATTCGATCTTTTCATGAGTGAAGAGTTTCTTGAATACATATGGTACTGCGAACTGAGTTCCAGTTGCTGTCCATCCTTCACCTTTCTCATATGCAATGTAGACTGCATTGTTTACTAAGCAGATTTTCTCATACTCAGCTTCGATCTCGAATGTATATCCATACTTCTTTCCGAAGTCATAGATGAACTGCTCAACTTCCGGTGTCGGATTATCGATTTTGATTGAATCAGTCTTGATGTGAACGACGTGTGCTCCAAGTTTCTCAACTTCGCCTTTAAGTGTTGCCATGAAGAGTGCTCCACGTTTAGCAACGATGTTGTCGATGTTTCTTTCATCCTTGAATAGATTACTGAAGTGAGCTGATGTCAGTCCATATACAGAGTTAATTACAATCTTCAGAGCCTTAGCAAGTTTGTCGAGTTCTTCCTTAGCAAGATTAGCAAACCGAGCAAATGCTCCGCCGAACAGAGTCTTTAATGCTTCAACGTCACGATGCTTAATAGCAATGCGAGCATCAACAAGATCTTTAAATCTCGCGGTATATTTCTTACCAAACAGATTAAGCGCGATTACAGAATGTGGATGCATAGATGCTACATCAAATGTTTTGACATTGCGGTACATTCCAGGATCAGCAATTACTAATCCACCCTCATTAAGTTTGATATCACGATATGTTGATACTCCGTGATCGAAGACATAGCCTTCAAACTTATTGAATTCATTGTAGGTTTCATTACCATCCATATCAACAGAGATTCCTGTAGACAGATCAGTATATACAAACTCTCGCTGTGGATTCTTGTCTTTTCCAAAGATCAGTTTACCAGACAACATGTTGTTTGTATCGTTTGGACATCCGCCAGCAATTTCAGCTAAGACACATCTTGCTTCAAAGTCTTCAATGTTAGCTTCAAATGTAGCTTCTGTTGCAATGACATCATTGTCACAATACTCAGCAACCTTAGGCCACAGTTCTTCTGGTACTGGCTGGTCCCAAGGCAATGCCCATTCCTGATGATGAATACCTAACTCGATTTCCCACTTCTTCAGACTCTGCTTCTTAGCACAGAAGTCATAAACATCTGTATAGCTTAAGTTGTATGCCGATCCGAAGAAAGCATTTGGACTCTTGTTAATAATGTCTTGTGAGAGCTGGAATAAAGCTTCCAATGAATATCCCATCATTCGAGCATACAGAATGTGGTTATCATATCTTCGACAGTTGAATCCAACAAGTTTCATTTTGAGGAACTCTTCAACTTCTGTCGGTGATGGATTGATCATCCTCTTACAAGGTCCAGGTTCTCCTCTGTATTTCCAGTTAACCAATAACAGGTTTGGAAACACCTCAATATCATAGAATGCAATCCTGTCATCTTTTGGATTGTCAACTCCTGCAACATCATCAGAACAGTAATGAATCTTTCCAACCTGCTCTAGACAATAGTCTGCATGGTTTGTACTTGATGCAGCAAACGCTACGATATCATTACGCATGTCTGTTACATCATAGTGTTCTCCTGACTCATATGCATCGTCAAGAATCTTTTTAATAAAGTCTACACTTGGTTTTGTACCAGGATGACTCTCTTTCCGAAGATTCTTTTTGATCAATGCTCGAATCATCTTTTCGCTGGCAACTACTTTAAAGTCTACCATATTTTCACTCCTTTTCTTTAACGGTAACCCTGAAGATATAGTAGCAATTGGAGTTGAGTTACATGCTGTTACAACTCTTCGCAATGCTCCTTTACCACTATAAACCTTGATCTCTATATTGTCGCTATATACATTGTCAAGTTGTTTAGGGTCACCAGTATAATAGTAATGCAGATGCACACCTGCGCCACTCTTTGAGAACTCAGCATATGTTGGCGGCCATTGAGATGCCGCGTCTAAGTTCATTTCCTTAGACTTATTCCCTTCAGCATCTTTCAGATCAAAGTCAATGACTATTAAATTCTCTGGAACTCTAACATAGTGAAGTTTAGTAGTATCCAGATCCTTCAATGTTGTACCAACTCGATCCCACGCTTTTGATGGCGCATCGCCGCGTGCATATTGTGCTTGGCAATCTTTACACACTTCATCTAAGATAGATTTAGTGCTATCCATTTTGAGCCATGATTCTTTGGCTTCGTCTGGCTTAAGCTCTTTGTCTACGAACTTATCTTTCTTGAAGCCTTTGTAATAGCTTCTAGCTCTTGTTCCATCTTCCAAAGTAATTCTGTCGAGAAACTCATCGAAGTAATCTTTCAAGTCTTCCCTGAATTTGTACATTGGCATTTTGTTTGGGAGCCCAGTGTTGTCGCAATACTCTTTATACAGACTATATGCTGCTTTTAATGTTGTTCCATCATCCTTCTCAAAGAACGGATAACAGCTTTCTACGAAGTTGAAGAAGACGTCCGTTTTGAACATCATATCCAATGGCTTATATCCATCGTAGTAATGCTTTCCGTATTTCTGGTATACTTTGAGACAATGATTAGCTATAGCTCCAAGCTCATATGGAATCTGACTCATGCATTCCTGGTAAGTATCTGGCTCGAGTAATTCGCCAGTTGGCTTAACATCAATCAGTCGTCTTATAATACCTGACTTTGCATCAGTGATTTTGACTGGTCGGTTTGTACCCATGAATAGCATACTGTTAACTCGCATTGGATACTCAGCTTTATACTTTTCAGAAATGCCGATTTCCTCGTGTGCGATTATAGAGTTGAGAAGGGTGTTATCTTCAATTCTACTTAAGTCACCGTCATGCTGAATCATTACTAGAGGGTTATCTTTGAATGCGGCAGTCGCGAATGATTTTGACGGGGTAGCTAAGTCTTTAGCATTGAATGTTCCGCAATATCCTTCGAACAGCTTTTGGATGATGTTAAGGATTGTCGACTTACCTGTTCCAGCTTCACCATAGAAGACTAAGAACTTCTGAATCTTTTTAGAGTCACCAGATATAACTGATCCAATGGCCCACTCGATCTTTCGTCGTTCTTCTGCATCATACAGAGTTGAGATGATTTTGTCATAGCCCGGTGTCTTGCCTGCTTTGATGTCGTATGGTAAGGTCTTGGAACGATAGTCCTCTTTGGTTGTCTTCTGGTTTAGGAATGTAATATCAGAATCTAACTGTATTGAAGACGACGGACTAAGCTGGCAATACTTCTTGTACTTTTCCCAGCGTCCATTGTCGAAGTCCCTTAAGTAGTCTTTTTCGATTTTGCTGGTTGTAGTCTTGCTAACTGTTTCATATGCTTCATCGATCAAACGATCTACATAATCAACAACATCGTATTCATCAGTAGACCATCTGTTATTCTTCTCATCCCAGAGAGCATAGAACGCCTTACCTTTACATAACAGGTTATCAACTTTCTTAGAAACAGCAAACGTTGGGTGAATGACCGTGGCATCCCTAGACTTGACATATGAACTCTTAATTGTTACAAAATTCATATTTTTCCTTTCCTGGCCATTTGGACACAAAAATGTGCTATCAAAAACTTTTATATATTTTCATACTTTCTTAAAAAGTTTTTAAACTATATAAAAAATGGGTTTTTGGCCAATAAGGGCTTAAAATACCCCTAAAAAGCCACTTTTTCACCAATTTTTGCAATCCGCTGGCCATTTTTATTTTGCTGTTTTACCCGTCAAAAGTGCATAAATTTGGTCTGCAGTGTCCCCTCTAGCCACCGAAATCAGCTGTAAAGCCCGTTTCTGGTCATTTTTGGCACACTCTGCAGCGACCGATAACCAGCTCTTATGGTCCTTATCAGCCGGGTTATACTGCACAATAAGCAGCTTTCCACCCTCAGAATTAGGCACAACCTTATCTACATAATCCTTATTATTCTCTTTATTCTTTTTATATGCCATAATATTTACCTCAACTTTCTTTATTATTTTTATCTAAATCATCTTGTTATTTACGATGATATCATGCATTTTATCAGCCTGATCACCTTTCCAACATGCTACAGCTCGCAAGCCAGCACTTTTACCGTTCTCAATTTTCTCTTTAGCAACAGTAAAGTAGCTAGGACTAGCGCCATCAGAAGGATTATATTGGCATATAAACATCTCAGATTTGTCCATATTAGGAATAAATTTCTTTGTATTTCCCATAATATTTACCTCAACTTTCTATTATTTACTGCGTCTTTTCGCCATTCTTTCGTTTGAAACCTTCTTGAAACCCTCGACAACACCCTTAGAAATTCCGCTATTATCGAGAGTTTTTGCAATGGATTTCACCGGATACATAGACTTATCATCTGTAGCTTTAATAGGTTCAAAAGGCTGCGGTTTAGATTTCTCCATGTATGCTTCCTCACCGATACCGGAATATAAACGCTTTCCTTCGTCTCTAGCCCTGCCAGTAGTAATATATACTTTATCACTCGGAATATACTTCCCAGCATCCACAGTTACTCTTGGCTTCTGCTCCCAAACGAGCTCATTTTTACCGAATGCTTCCGCCAAAATAGTAAGTAATTTAATGTCATTCCTACGTTGTTTGGAAGTACCCATGAATGGCTTTCCTGATTCTTTTTCCATAGTTTCAAGGTTCTTTGTAATTCGTACCAAGGCCTCCAAAACCATGTCATGCTGGGCAGCCGAACTGAATCCCTTAAACTCTTCCTTTGTCATTTCGATTCCTCCTTACAATTTGCCAAAAAAAATAAAAAGAGAAGACGTGAGCTCTGCAATATAGTTTTTACAAGGCTACTATTTGCCCCTTTCACTCGCTAATGGTCCTCACCTATATCCGATTCTTCTTCTCTCATTATAGCATCTGTCTTTTTCGCGACAATACGCTCGATAGTTTCAAACGCGCATTTACATTTACGACAAGCATAATCTCGTCTTATCTCAGTACCAGCTTTATTGATCTTTTGATGATGTGAATATACATTGCTATTGCATTTAGGACATCTCATCGTCTTCCCTCCCTAAATCTTTAACCCAGTCTAATTCTCCTGAAGCGAATGCAAAAGCAATAGCATCAATAACGTCGATTGCTGAATCAGAGAATACGCCAGCTGGTCCGTTCTTCTCTAAATATCTAGCAGCATTTAATACACCAACACGGCACTCGTCACGGCTGAACATAGTTTCTACAAATTGCTCCACTTTTATTTTTTCAAGTTCATGCTCTGATAATTTGGTGTTAATAATTTTTGGTTTGCTCATAGATGAATTTCCTCCTTATAATTTGCATTGAGATACTCGCACATCTGATCCCAAATCTGCATGCGTCTCAAGTTCTTTTTAGTTCCTTTTACCCACCATAAGCCCCCTTCTCCATCCTGCTTATACTGACGTGAAGCACACTTCTTCAGGATTACTTCATCATCTTCAGAGCAGTCAAGGTAAAGGCCAAGTGAGTCGATCATTACGTTAAACCAGTGAGGCGTACGGTCTCCAAATTCGTCATTTCCCATAATGGAATCCTCGCATCGCATGGCTAACCCAACCATCATTTCAAGCCATGAACACTGCTTATCAAGTAATGCATTTCTTACTTCCGGGTAGCTATAACCACACTCATAGGCGAACGTAGAACGGAGATCGACACCGTCCGCAGCCCGGTTGGCGTCAAGCTTATGAGACCACTGGAAGTCAGTTGCGAACAGCCATTTGAAGCCCTGAATGTGCTCATTTTTGGCCGGATCAACACTAATTTTACTCAAAAGCCACTCAAAATAGTCCATTTTGACCCTATTTTTGTCGATTTTTATCATTTTTCTCCTTTCTAGACTGTTTTTCAGCCTCTTTTTTCGCTCTTTCATATCTATTGGCACTGTGTAATGTGTCCGGATAATAGTATTTTATCATAACGTTATCTCCTCTAAGAACTCTTCGTAAGTTACGTCCTCGTACTGGACACAATCAATTTTGATACCTTCACGAGCATTCTTTACGTACAGTGTATCAACCTCAAACTCGCCGAATGATTCTAAGTTTTCCTCACCAAGCAGCTTAATACCGTCTACAATTTCTTCATCACCGTTCTCAGAATATACTGCATGCTCCTTAGGCAAGTAATTCCATACAACTCTCTTAAGGCCATCATCTTCCATATACTCACTAGGATCGATGATTACGGGCCCGATTGCACAGTCTACGTTCTTCTCAACGTCAATCTCGTCAATTTTATCGATGTCTGGTGTCCTGATTTTTGCATAATTTACTCTTTCGAGCTTAGCATTAGCCTCATCTTTACCTGTATCTACGCTAGAAATACTCTTCTGGGTAGCTGAAGCATACTTTTTCAGTGCTTTTTCAGCATCTTTTTCCAGATTTTCATTCATTTCCTTAACTTCTTTGCTCTTTTTTTCTTCTTTTTCCTGATGAGCATCCTCATAATCGCACTTAAACTGCTCAATTTCCTTGTCGATGTACTTTTCACAGGCCTGTTTCATGCCAAAATACATGCCTGTAGCACCGACAGCTGCTCCTAATACAAAACTTAATACTACTTTTCCACTCATTTTTAATCCTCCTTATTATACTGTCTGCTTATAAAAGAATTAATTAAGCATTCATTATCTTGTCTAAACAAACACTCATCACATCTGAATTCTGGCTCTTTGCTACTTTTTGAATTTTTCTCGCAATAAGCTTCCTTAAATTTTATTAAACATTCTTTTGCCGTCATTTTAATACTCCTTATTAGTTATTTTGATCTTTGTGTAACAGACCAATCTATTAGTAATGAGGCATAATAATCACTGTCATCGATAAATACATTATACCCCAAACTTCTTAAGTAATTTGCAATAGCATTTGTGATTTTATTCCCATTATCAGCAGCAATATCTAACCCAAAAGAAATCAATTCGATTGAGATATGGCATTCGCCAGTTTTTGCTGCTTTTATGATATCTTTCTCGATAGAATCAAGATAGTCTCCAAAACAGTCATTTACTAAACTTATAATATTAGCTTCTTTTGCACTAATCATCTTTTCTTACCTCTCTTTCACTAAGATCTATCCCTAAGATAAATCTCCTTTTATACTCATTTGCTGGGTTGTCTTTGCACATATACCTGCATGCTCCCTGATTCCTTACCTGAATATAGCATTCATCGAAATAAGGGCATGACAACTCTTGCTCAGTATATGCATAATCGTCCCTTGATGTATGTTCAAATTCCTGCATAATAATCCTCCTAGCTCAATTTTACTGTCCACGATAAAATCATAGCCACAGCGAAAAATACAATTATAAGATATGAGATAGCATCTATATCATGAAACTTGCGAATGTGCTTTATGGTATGCACTACCCCAGCCACTATAGCAGCGCCTAAAAGACATAAGCTTAAAGCTCTAAAGAATATAAATACGTATATTGGTATACTATTCAATTCTCATCACCACCCCTGTCTGGATGTTCACATAATACCTGTGATGCTTGTAAACTACTAAGTCTCCATCCCAATCTCCGCCTGTGAGATAAAGTTTCTTCATGATTGCCGGTTTTCTAAACCAATCGATAATTCTGTTCATTTTTGATTCCTCCTATTTTTCGAAAAATGAAAGGAGATGCAAATGGGATATGAACCCACATCTCTGGTATGGGGATACCAGCGCACTGCTATTGTGCTATTACGCATCTCTTCTCATTATAATAATTGATTTTTCTGCGAGTTATTCGGGTTTGTTCATCGGGAAGTTTTCATCCCTAGACATTTTTATCCAGTTGTAGAATCGCTCAAAGCAATTAGGGCAAAGATCCATAACTGCTGGCATGTCAGTAAGCTTATCGCCACTCTGTGTGCTTAACTGAGCAGCTGACACCGGAAACTTGTTTTCTCCAGCCTTGTTTTTCCACCATACAGTAATGCCATCATATACTGGGTTCTCTTTTTCACTGTATACATTGCCACATAAATCGCATTTACAAATTCCTCTCATTATTTGTTCTCCTCCTTAAATGATTTAATCCAGTCACAGAATCGTCCAAAGCAGGCAGGACATATATCCATCATTTCTGGAGATCCTTTCATTGTTTCTCCGTTCGGTGCAATAATGTCATACTTCCTGTTTCCGTGCATAGTAGTGCCATCGGTTTGTTCGGTGTACCAAACCATAAGTCCATCGTAGTTCTTATTTTCATCCTGGTGATATACCTTACCGCAAATATCACATTTACAAAATCCGATCATTTCGTTTCCTCCTTAACTATTTTAATCCAGTTGCAGAATTTCTCAAAGCAATCTGGACAAATATCTATCATTTCTGGAACATCAGTAATGCATTCGCCTTCTGGAGTACACAGTTTTTTCATCATCACATTGTGGTATATACTACCACACACATCACACATACAATATCCTTCCATTTTAATTACCTCCTGAAATATATTTCTACGCATTTTCTCAAGCAGAAGCAAACGAAATTTTCTGTTGTATTCTCATAGACTGTAATAAAGTTAATCTGCTCGTGATCTACATAAATTTTTATAATACCGTCAGGCTCTACCAAAAGTTTGATCGGTACTCTGTAATTCTGAGACAGTTCTTTAATCGTAGCTAATATCTTCATACCTAGCCCCCCTTAAAATTCCTTATAGTATTTTGACGTAAGCTTCTGGATTTTCTTAACAAATGACTTACTCTTGTTGCTTTTAGCATAGCTAGTTTTGTCAGTATAATCTTCAAAATCAAAGTCTTCTTCGCTGCAATAATTCCACGTAGAAGTAACGTATACACTTCCCTTAACAATTCCGCCATAAGCATTGGACGCCGTATAATCTACCTTCCAAGTAATCGTCCTGTAGCTATCAAGAATACCGCATGCTGCATACACTTCGAAATTATTCTTATTTAGAACATATTTAATCTTACTAATTTTCTTTATTTTGAATGAATCTGGGTCCCATAGTTCACTATCCTGGAAGACAGCTAATGTGTAAGCTAAATTCTTTTCAGCCTTGGTGTATTTAGTTTTTGCATTTACTGGTTGAACAACTGTTAAACACATAACAACAGCAAGTAACAAATATAATCCTTTAGTAATTTTGTTCATTTTAAAATCCCTCCAAGTTTTATTCTGATTTCTTATTCTGCTCTTCTTCACGTCTCTGGCGCATAAAGTCATGAAGCTGAATGAGTATCTTTTGTTCAATGGTATCACCGACCCCAGGAATATCTGTAAGTCTGTTATGTTTAACCCATTCTGTCAGCTCATTAAGATCTTTAGCACCTCTCTTAACCAGGAATTTCCTAGTTCTAGGCGTGATTGACTGCAGGTATCTCAGATCATATGGATCTTTGTAGACCTCATCACCACGGAATAATCGTACCTTAGTGATTATCTGGTATATTCTCTGAGTAGAGACATACTCGTCCATTGCTATCATACGAGCACTGTCTCCTTTCATCCAACGCTCAAATACCTCTAAATCATGGTCAGTTACAGTCCAATTACCCATTTTTCTTGTTTTGTCGCACATAGAAGGACCCTCCTTTAATCAATTAGTTTATTTATAGCAGTTTCAATGGTGTTCTTAATAGGCATACGCATATCTGCCGCATTGTCGAGTTCTTTCTTCTCTACAGAGATGCTGAATCCTAATTTATCTTTTACAGAATCGAAATGAATTCCTAATCCTGTTATGACTACACCTGTTTTGACACCGGTTTCAGACTTAATATTGTTGAGCCCTTTATAAACCGCTCTTACTGAGTCGAATATGTTGTTTACTATATCATGCTCTACTGGATCGTCTTTAGGGAAGCTAACACTTGCACCGTCAGTTGTAACCTCGATGTTTGCTTTCAGCTGAGAGTTTGTCTCAATTTTATTGATGTATGCATAGATGTCGGATATATCTTTAGCCACACACTCAGTCCCGCATTTCACTGAATCATCTATTTTGAATATCAGGTATACGCGCATACTTTCGATATCTTGGTATAAACCAATATCAGTAATATTATAGATCTTAGACTTTAAATCGTTAATGCCAAAAGCGTCCAGGATTTCTTTTTCTGATTCCACTCCTAAACGATCTAAAAGTTCGAACCATATAACATTGCCTGATAAGACTCCATAATTACTTTGAGTAATCGTGTAAAGTCTATCGATCAGCGCATTGACAGAACTCTTTTTATATGGAATCATGTCACATTTCAAATAAACTTCTTTCATTTTGACACCCCCTTTAATCAATCATTTTTCTCATAACATCATCCAGTGTGTTCTCAATTGGAATCGTTATATCTACAGCTTCGTCGAGTGTAAACTTCGGAATAATGATCCGGTATACAAGGTTGTCCTTAGAAGCTTCAATTTCTATACCGTCGGTTGTAATTTTAGCAGCTATTTTGACATATGTCTTCTCCTGAAGTTCATTAAGCCTTGCGTAGACTTTTGCAAAGGCTTCGGCTGCTTTACTATTGTCGATCTTTTCTTCATTGGCATTACGTACATTGAACAGTAAGTATGTGTCATATGTCTTAGCATCTTTGTACAATACAACCGACTTGATATCATATATTTTGTCATCTAAACTGAAAAGACCAAAAGCATCAATGATCTCCTGTTCAGTGTTAATGTCTAAAGCGTGTAAGATATTTCTCCATATCATTTGCCCTGTGAGGACACCATCAGTGCTATTGATAAGCGTCTCAAATCGTCTGAGCAACACGTTAACGGAATCCATCTTCTCCCGTACAAAGTCACTGTCTAAGTATATTGCGTTCTTCATTTCTTTTTCTCCTTCTTTACAAATATATTTGCCAGACATTTACCGCATAAGTTTTGCGTTGGTACGCCTTGAAAGAACTCTAACTCTGTAAGTTCGTTTTCCTCACATACCTCACCGCATCCATCACATCTATACACTGTAACCTCCCTGGTTATACTTCGTAGCACCATAAACTTTGTTAAGCATCCTTTTCATTTCCTCGGCTGTCATAGATCCTATGTCACTTTTATTGCTTCCTATAGGCTGTCCAATATATTCTATAACTGGCTTACCCTTGAACTTAAGCTGGCCATCCATAGTTAAATCGGTATTGTACTTGTAAAACGCGTGATCCTTGAAATACTCCACAATGGCATCCATACGTTCATGTTCAATAGCAATGAAGTCTGCATCTGGGTTTTTGTTATATTCTGTCGCTACAGCGATTGAAGCGGCTGCTATATAGCATGTATAATGGCTATTGTAATTTGTAGTACTCATTTTGACTCCTTCCTACGGTCCTAGACCGCCCTTAGTAGCACCACTGCTGCCAAGGGTAATCTAATACACCGTCTCTAAGCATTATTTGTTCATCGATTCATCTCTGGGATACTTCACCGTAAATGCAGCCATCGCAGTTGAAGTCGATTAACAGTGTTCTCTCTTCTTCGCCAGTTTCTTCGTTCGGTACCATGACCCATTTGGTCAGGAACGTTACGTTGTTGTCGAACTTGCCATAATCTGGATCTTTCTGGCTTCTGTATCTCCAGCCGTGTGTCAGACCAATGTCAGTAGGCTTCAGACCGATCATACGGTATACATCATTCAGTGTCAGGATGCCTTCACATTTTAATCTGGTATCTGCTTCCTTCTCGCGCTGTGCAAGCATGAATTCATTTTGAGGGTTGTCATTGAACCACTCAGTAGAGTTCTCACGTGTGAAGAGTCGTGCATATGGTGAACCGCCGAAGTTTCTAATGATCTCCTGCTCTTCAGTTACTTTCTTCTTTTCACCTGTCTCTGGATCTGTCTCAGTCTTCTTGACTGTTTTCTTTTCAGAACCATATAACATTTCTTTGTCAACTTCCTCACCATATTTGTTGATTACATTCTGACGGTAAGTCTTATAAGCCTGAGCAATTGCCGCACAGGATGCTGCTAATGCTGCCTGACGCTGTTTCATAATGTGATGAGATCCAAGAATGAGTCCGATAGATACTGTCTCGAGAATTACAGGACCTGCATAAAGCTTGATATACTCTAATGCTGTTTTACGCTGTAACAGAACCATATCGTTTGCTGCAGTCTCTCTTGTGTACGGCTTATTGAGGGAATCCGGATCTTCTTCGTACATTGCTGCTTTTTCTGCAATATTCTTTTTGATAGCTTCTTCATTTGCCTTTACTTCTGACACTTTAAGTGTAGCTCTCTGTGTCATGATCAGAGCTCCAATGCCTGCTCCGATTCCTGCAAATAACATGATTTCTGGTGAGTTCATTTTGGTCCAGGCCTTAGTATGACCTACTACTGTTGATAAACTTGTTACTGCTGTGTCTAATGCTTTCATTTATTTGTCCTCCTCATTTACAATTTCTAAATACTGATCTTTCCAATCAAATACATTGTTTAAGCAAAATGACCCAAAGCCAATATTACTATGATCCTTACCAACCTCGTGATAAAGAATCCCGAAGTATGGTTTTTCCCTTGTTCCTTCTACAATGATGATCGCACGATCGACTTTCGTTTTTGTATCGGTACCAATAGTACCAACTACTTCTTCGTCTTTCATTTTGATTCCTCCTTATATTAGAAATAAGCATACCAGTCTTCACCAGTTGTCTCTTTTATAATATCTTTAATCGGTCTTGGTTTAGGCATTTCTAATCCGTACATACGATTATGGCTATGCATTAACACATAATTTAAATCTTTACGTTCCCACCCATAACTGTAATCATTGAGAGTAGATTCTTTACCTATTACAGCATACAAATAAGCTACGGTTATTAGCTTATCTCTGTCAGCTGCCTTGATAAGCGAATCTAAGAACTCGCGTGCTCCATCATTGGTTTCAAACAGCAAATAATCCACAGTTTCAGACTCACCCTTATATTTAGGATATCCGAATACTATTTTTGCTCTTTCACCTTTCCACTGTACCCGGACTGCATATGGCTTACTAAATGTAGCACAGTTATTTTCTGTGGTTAATTCTTTAGCTCCTATGGCATGCGCAATATCCTTGATCGATACAATGGCTGATCCAGCATTATCGAATAATTCTGTTAAATTATTTAACGTCATTACACGATATAACATGTTTCTTTTTAATAATTCTGAGAATTCGTCATCGACATCGAACACAACATCGATTAAATCCTCTTCATCTGGTCTTTTCATTTTATTTTCCTCCTTTTAAATCAATAATAAACTCTAATGCATACTTTCCTGCTTCGTCAGTAATGTGGAATCCCTTAAAGACCTCATTCCACGGCATAGTTACTGATAAGTTATCGTCCTCTTTAGAGAACATATACTTAGCATCTTCCAGAATGTCACGAATAGAGAATCTGTGGCTGTTATAGCTAAGATATCTAAAGAACTTGATAGCGAATGTATCTCTTCCGCCTTTATCATCGAACAGAAGTTTCGTGCATGTTCCTTCCGGCATATCTGTAGAATAGTATACTTCTACATTCCCCCAAACAGTCGACTTGTATGTATTGTGTCGATCATTTGTTGGCTGCTTGGTCAACGACTCAAATGTCTCGTGCTTGTAAATGAAATCCAACAGGAATTTTCCTTTTTCACAACGCATTTTAAACTTTGCAAATAAATCTCTCCATGGCAGCTTAACAATGAAAGTATCTGCTGTGCTAGGAACAATGAAATTTGCATCATTAAGAACATCACGAATAGAGAATCTCTTTTTGCCAAGCTTATTCAAGAAGTTGTTAATGAACATATCTCGAGCCAGTTCGCTCGTAAATACAATTGTTGTGCATGTTCCTGCATACATATGCATTGAATAGTGTACTTCTGCCTTGCCAGAAATCTTTGAATGATAGATAACACACGGGCCATAAGTAGTATTCACAGGCTTTGGCGCTTCTTTTTTCTTATCCGGTTTATCTGTTCCTTCCATATCTGCAATCAGATAGTCCAGATAATTCCGAGCTTTCTTTAGATCCTCAACACCGTTTTTCTTCTGGAATCTGAACAGATACTTCATAGCGTTCCATAACATTACGGCCTGCTTACCTGGCAGGTCTTTAACTACATCATTAAGAATATCAATAGCCTCAACACCAGCAATATTCTGATAATGTTCCGGATGATTTACATTGTCTCCCATTTTTATACCTCCTTATTTTGTTGTTTCTAATGTAATACTTCTGTTGCACTGTGGACACTCCACGTAAGAATCCAAGAATACTGGTGAGTGTTTAACGTCTGGCAACTTATAATGACTGTGCTTAATATCTTCTTCCTCATAAGAGAATCTGCAGCCACAGTATTGACACTTCGTTACTTTTTTAGTTCCTGGTTCAATAATTTTAATCATTAGTCAAGTTCCTCCAATCTCGGCATCTCTAATACATATCCGCCGTCTCTAGACTTTCTAATATGAGCTCCACCAAGTTCATACCAACCATAATGGAAATCATTTGCCTGTGTCGGAATACCAAGTGACTCGTATACATCTCCGACTGATACAGAATCATACTTGTCAAGATACTCAGTTAAGGTATCAAGAGTTAAATCTGCATCTGCTCGAGTCTTAAATCGGATGTTGTCCATATCGTATCTAGCCCGTCCTCGAGGAGCCGATCTACGTCTACGGTCATCAAACCTGTCATCGTATGATACTCGCTCTACGCTACCACGACTGAAGCTACTACGTCCACGTGATCTACGTCTTGTATCGCCATAGAATGCCATGTTGATAGCACCTTCAACCATATCAACGAATGTGTCCTTTAACGCTGGAATCAGAACATCATTAAAGATATACGATCCAACACCTTCAGATTCATCGCTTAAGAATGTTTCTCCGAATTTCTGACCCAGGGATTTTTTCTGAGTCGTTACTCTATTCTTTACCACTTTTTCAATCTTCTGACGCTCTTCAGATTTTGTAGATTTCTTCTTTGTTGCCTTTGCGCCAGTAGCGATTGAGTTGCTCTCCAATCTTTCCATTTTAGCTCCTTTCTAAGAAAAAAGTCTAAGACCATGTTTCCATGATCCCAGACCTTAAGATTTCCAATCTTGTTAAGTACTACTTTTCGTTTTCAGTTTCATCCTGATCCTCATCAGTCTCTTCAGGTTCCGCTTCACGATAGTCTGCATTTTTAGAGTCTTTAAACCTCTTCAAGTCGGCTCTCTTTTCTTTTACCTTCTCGACTAACATCATGCCTCCCTTAACTGCCGCTTTTCCAAGCGTGTAAGTTCCAACACAAGCTAATCCAATCAGAGCAATTCCAAGTTTACCTAATGAATCATCATCCTTAGATTCCTCAGTTGCAGGCGTTGCGTTAACGTCCTCTGATACCAATACCTCTGTGTTCTCATGTAATTCTGACATACTTTTGTCCTCCTTAAATTTTTTGGTATATCTCTCATTATAATATATGATTTTTTTGCGAGTCTACATTAACTCACGATAATCAAACCTCGGATTTGCGAAATATCCAATTGTCAGACATGGCTTCCCATTTCTCAACGTTGAGTCAAACTGAACATCTACATAAGTATCTGGTGACCATCCTACGTCGTCTCCTACTTCTACGTGATTTGCATTTACTTCATCATAGAATTCGTTAAGAGATATAAACATCTCACCGCCAAGGAATCGATCCTTTATCTTTCCAACGGCCTGCAGTATTTCTTCTCTTGTCGAATAGAACACATTACCAGTATAGAGGTCGATACAAACTTCTTTTCCTTCTGGCATGCCATCGAACTTTGACTCTGGGATCTCTTTTACCCGCTCGTCCCTAGCAGCTTTGGTAGCTTTGATATCTGTCTTTGGTGATACTTTGGCTACATTTCTACGGTATCTGTCATATGCATTGGCTGTAAACTCATACATTGCTGTCATAGCTGTAAGTCTGGCTGTGCTGATTTTGTATGATCCGATAAATGCTGAGATGCTTAAAGCTCCTAAAATCACTGTAGGGACATAGCACTTCCAGCAAGACTTTACGATCTGCTTCGGACCGAGTTCCTCGAATCTATACGCCATGTCAGATTTGTTTACAGACATTGGCAGATCCTCGTATTCGATCTCTCCTTCCTCATATCGTCTTGCAATCTCGTCATCCATTTTGTCGATTGCTAACGGTGTAGCCTTGATCGCACTGACTACTGTAGCTGCTAATCCACCGATTCCAGCAATCATAAGGAGCATCGGCGCATTCTTATCGGCAATGACTGGAACCTTGTTTGCCTCCTTAATTAAATTGTTTAAAAAACTCATTTTGTTTCTCCTTTCTTATATCAGCATGCTTGAGCTGTATTCCATGTCTTTGAACCAGCCTTTAACTTCTCGTTTCTCCGCTTTGGTTTCCATGAATAACCCATGCGGTAAATCAAGATACCGTATATAGTAACCCTCAGTGTTTTCAAACGGCACAAGTTGAATATCGACCCATTCATTTGTCTTATCATTCTCGTCCATATCGATCTTAGACCAACCTACAACGCTTCCAAAACTTGTTGGATGCAAATCGAGATCGTATCTAAACTGATCGTAAGTTACCGTGTGAGCAGGGCTTAATGCTAATTTCCTATTTAGCTTTAATATAGCTGATTCTACTGTCGCCTTATCAGCGTAGAAACCCTCATCGGTCAAGCTATCAATAAAGAATGTCAGACCTGTCGTATCTACGAATTTTGATTCCTGCTCGGATACTGTTTTCGTAATTGGAGCTCTGCTAGCTTTCCAAATATTTTCTTCTTTTTCTTTGCCTACCTCGTGCACTACTTCCTCTCTATATCGCTTAAAGTTAGCCTGTAAGAGACTCATAGCTCCTGCTAATGCTGCAAGCTGTTTCTTATTTAAGAAGTTTGATCCAAAGATGCACCCTATTGTAGCAGCGCCAACTACAATAGACGGAGCGTAAATCGGAGCTACGACCTTTACTTCTTCAATAAACGTAAGCTCTCTCTTCTTTTTTTTCTCGACTTCGTCAACTTTAAGTGTTGCTTGGATAGATGCTTTATTTGTAAGAATATTTGATACTACCACACCTACAGCCGCACCTATAGATAATATAGTAGGCATGTTTCTTTTAATAAAATATCCTACCTGTTCAGTGTTCATTTTGACTCCTTTCTAGAAAAGGTAGAGGACCTGAATTAGTCCTCATCCTCTTTTTTGTCGGTTGATTCTAAAGCCTTTACTTTGTTATCGACTGCCTTATCGATACTTAACTGTGTCAAACAGATTCCTAAGAATCCTGCTAATGCAGTGCATCCAATCTGACCAATCTTCAATAAAGTTTCTTTGCCCATTTTATCACCTCCTTCATTATAATAAATGAATTATTTGCGATGAGGTCTATCACAGAATATCATAACTAGGAACACAGTTAATATTGCTAATAAGAATGTATCCATAATAACTCCTATTCTTAGAAAAGCTTAAAGGCCATGTTTCCATAGCCTATAAACTTCGTTCCTTATTATTTCGTGTTTCGATCCTGAAATTCTACTAAAGCCTTAACGACTTCAGCATTTTCAATGTTGTCTCTCAGCATACGATCGTGAAAATCACTCATGCCTTTCTGCCATCCATTTCTGTATGCTTCTGCATTTGTCATGCCAATGTACTTTCCAATAATAGCACCATAAGCACGACCAGCTGCAACCGCAACTACAGTCGTAGCGCAGAAAGCGATGATATCACTCTTATGCTCAACAACATACTCTTTTGCCTCGTTAAATTTCTGTTTAGTTTTTTCTTTCATTTTAATTCTCCTTTCAACTTAAAACAATAAAGTTCTCATTATAGACTAAGAATTATTTGCGAAAAGCTTAAAGGCCATGTTTCCATAGCCTATAAACTTAACTTTTTGTTTCTCAGATCTTCGTCTTTGGAAAGATCCCCGGAAATGCCTTACTAAGTATAGCGCCTCCATTACCTTCAAAGACCATCACTCCGATGCTAAGACCGGCCCAAGCGGCCAGCGTTACTCCGGATTTGATCAACTCCAATTTTGAATTAGTTTTAGACTGCTCCAATTCGCGTTCTCTAATGTCGAGTTCTCTTTCTTTATGATCAAACTCTTTCATTTTGATATCACGCTCCTGTGTGAGCTTATCTTCTTCTAATTTCAATTTGTAGAAGCTAACCAAATTGTCGGCAATAGCGTTTCGCTCGCCTCCAATCTTTTCATCGAAGAGTTTATTGTCCTCTTCAATAATAGTTTGCTCTAATACCTCTCTTAAGTTTTCAGTTCCTTCTTCTCTTGCCATATTTGACTCCTTTCAATATTATAACAATAAAGTTCTCATTATAAGCCCTGTTTTATTTGCGTTTCTGACATACGCCTAACTTCGAACGTTACTGTATCGGAGTCATACATCTCTTTAAGAGAGTCTTTGCTCTTAACCTCAAGAGCACAGTAGTACCCTTCGCTATCCTCGTCCCTAGCCATTTTGATAATGCCTGGACAAGACATCTTTGTTGTGTTCCTGCCAGCATGTACACCAACTCCATATGCAAAAGCTACAATTATAATACACATAATAATCTTCATTTTAATTACCTCCTTATCTTTTATATCCTATTACTATGCCATCGTCATTGACTATAGCTTCGATATCTCCGCATCTAATACCTCCTTGAACTGCGGCTGCGTAGGAAAACTCTGCGAGCGCTTTTTGGAATTTGTCTGGTGATGGTCTTGTCTCTTGTGAAAATAAATATCTAGGGATAGAGGTGCGATCATAATATTTGACTCTTTTCGCATAGTTTTTCACCGCCTTTTGGAATGCTTGAACATTGCCATACTGAAACCATTTATAAGAGAAGTAGATCCTTATATGATCTTGTCTAGTGACAGTTGTTATTACGTCCCAGCCATTATGCATCGTAATAATATCGTGAATCGTATAGTAAATATAATCCAGTCTAGGAATATCAATATAAGTTTTAAACATTACAGTCCCTCCTTCATAGTTTTAAACAACTGATTAAAGCTGTCATCATTGAATTCAATCGCATGGTAAATATCCTTTACAATGTTCCGGGCATCGATAGGGGTGTTTTCACTCTTTTTAAACAACGGGCTCTTGCCAATGGATTTCATAACTGCATTCAGTTCGATGTATTTTGACATCTTTATAGCTTTGAACCCGGACAAATCAATAATACCAGAACCGACATGAATATCAAATATATTGTTGTCCAGATATACCATCTTTTGAGAGAGATCTTTCCCAGAGAATGGAATTATCATACTCTGATCATTGTCCCTATATAAGAATATAGCAGACATCATGCCTCCGCAATCCGGAACTAAACGTACTGAGCAACAATCTGAAGCTACCTTGCTCTCATAGAAACGTCCGTCCAATCCAACGAAATCCTCAACATACTTTACTACCATTTTTGTTTCCTCCTTTAATTTAAAAATATAAAAGGAGAAGCCTATGTAGGCCCCTCCTAGTTTTTGTGATGTTTTTTCCAGATATGTTTGATGATAGCATAGATTATCAATCCTGCCACTATCACATCTCCGAAAGTGAATAATATTGAAATACCTCCTGCTAAAAGCAGTGCTACTCCAACTACTATCACTCCTAATAAAATAGCTCCTAAAATTGCTAATGTAATCATCTTACATTCCTCCTTTCATCTCATTATACCATATGTATTTTTTGCGATAAGTTCGAGCTCGTCCATTATAAGATTTATACCTTCAAGCTTACCGATTAAACGTTGTGTTTCAACAAGAATATCTAATCCAGCTTTCGAATTTTTATCTTTTAAAGTTGCATATCTTTTATTTAATTCTTTCACCTGTACTAAGATTTTTTCAGTTTCTTTAATCTGGAAATTTGTAATAGCTATTAACTTATTACTTGTTAAAATTTCGTTTATTGTCATATTTAACTCCTTTCTAGTAAAGCTTAAAGGCCATGTTTCCATAGCCCTTAGACTTTAATCCTCCCTATCATCTTTCTTGGTTTTCTTGAATGGAAGTTTAATAATACGCATCCAAATGAATTCAACAATCATAAACACTACCGAAATCAATGTTCCGATAAGTGTCATTTTGATCCATCCTCCATAAGTAATCTGTTTGTTTAAAAATCCTTTCATTGTAATTACCTCCTTATGATAATGTTCTGGTTCTCATTATAACAAATGAAATATTTGCGAAAAAAGAAAGAGCCAATGTTTCCACTGACTCATCCTAGTTAGAATAGTAAAGCCCCTATTCCAAGACCGATTCCTACCAGTGCAATTACTGGTCCTAAAATCACTAATGTAATAAATACCTTTACTATGTTTTCTAAGAATTCTTTCACTTTAGCTCCTCCTTTCTTCCTATTATAGTAACAGAATATCTTGCGAAAAAGGAACGGGCTTTGAATCGCCCGCGTCCCTAGACCTTATTTAGTTGTGTTTTGATTTTTCTTCTTTCTCTTATCGAAATACGTCTGCAATTGGAAATACTCCCACACTGATGCGAAATATCCAACGGCACTAAATGCTATTCCAATCCAGAGACCTACGTTGTAGATCATCCAGAATCCAATGAACATTAGTAACGTTGGTGCACATACAAAGCTTAAAGCTGACACCAATGCAAATAATTTTTCTAATCCTTTCTTCATATCAAATTACCTCCTAAATGTTTAATCTTCATTATAATGAATGAAAATTTAGCGAAAAAGAAACACACCATGAATATCCAGCGATACTCTGACATCCCTAGACCCTCGTATAGAAAGCCTAGAGACGTCGTATGTACATTACTGTTTTTTCGTTGAAGCAGCTTTGCGCTTGTTATGCTGACTTGTACTAATACCGAGCAGAGCGCCAAGAAAAGTGTCAACTGCAGTAATGGTTCCTACAACCTGATCTCCATACGGAAATCCCCAGATAGTAGCAAGTGTGAAATACAGAGTACCTACCGCTGGTAAAGCAATTAATGCAATCCATTTAAGAATATCATACTGTTTATTCGTTAACTTCATTTTTACTTTCTCCTTCCTTTGTCGGAGGTACTGTAAATATCTTGAGTCTATTTACTCCCTCCATAACTCTTTTTGCGGAGCCGTTGCCCCCTAAGGCTTTGTACGGTTCGTAAAGATAGTCTCTCAGATTCTCATATTCATCTTTAGTGATCCATCCACGTTCGATATATATCATGCCTAACGACACGATGCGGTCGTGGGCCAGTCCAATGAGCATCTGACTTTGCAATGATTTTTTATCATCTTTTTTCTGAATCCATGCCCAGAACCCAGATGATGCAATAACCGAACATAACACAGTGACGATAATTGATACGATACTTTCCATAATCTTCCTCCTTATGCGATTACTTTATCAAGCTCATAAGGAATAAACATCCATGCGTCATTACCTAATACAGAATAAGCTATTGAAAATATCTTAGCTCCATAATCGGCTATAAAGTTGCAGACCCATTCTTCTGCTAACACCCAATATTCTGGTTTTACAACCTTATGAATATCGTCTAGCAGACCGTAACTAACAAGAGCACAATGACCTAGCTCATGGATAAGAACTTTTATGAGGAGTGCACCAGATAAGCTCCTCGACATGAAAATAGTTGCAAGGTTTGGGTCTGTGGTGGCTAATGTCATTTTTCCAGTCCTATCCATAAGCATTTTGTCATTTGGGTTTACGAACTTTATCCTCCATAAATATCCATTCATTGAGAATCTGTCCATAATCGCAGTTCTCTTTAGATAGTCATGTTGTCTACTAATGTAGAAAGTTCGGTTTTCATTGCACGCTTCAATTCAGGGCTTGCTTCGCTCCAAATATCACGCATAGAGATAATGGCCTTCTCGACATGTTCTTTTCCACGCTCTTCCATTCTCTCTTTGTCTTCTGATGAGCCAGTTTTCGTGTAATGTTTTCTTGCATCAGACCAAGAATCATACGCAGCTCCATAAGTGCTAACTGGCTTGTTCATCATTTTTGGTTCATTTTGATCCATATAGCCAAAGCGGAGTTTCATTTGATCTGCAAACTCTGTTGGATCACCGGTGAGATATTGCTGCATGTTGTAGTCCTCACCTTCTAAATACGGCATATATCCATATCTAGATCCGTGCCCAGCTGAAGCGTATCTACCACTAGAGGCATAGCGATTTGGATTGTAACCGTAAGACCCATCTCCCATAGCCTCTACAATCGATTTGTAGTACTTTGACTGCATGCAGTAGTTCTCGGCTTCATAAATATCTTTGATCATATCAACGACTTCGCCCATTTCATGAGCATCTACACACTCGATTCCATGAGAAAGCTGCTCTTTTACTGAGTCTACAAGAGTTGCCTTAATAGAACAGAGATCTTTCATCTTTTCCATTTTGACGACACCTCCTTAAGCAAGTCTACGAACAATAAAAGCGCTGTTAGCAGCGACAGTTACGTCCGCAGTACCAGTATTAGTTACGGTTATACGATCGTAGTCCCCGCAACAATTCTTGATTAATGTCGAGGTAGCTACGTTATTAGAAGCATTGGCAGCTCCTGGAGTAGCAACCATAGTTGTCTCTGGCATCGTTGCTCCTCCTAATTGGAAAGCAAGCTGTACAGGAGTGCCTGCGACAGCGCCCGAGATGTTACCAGCAAAAGAAGCTTCATAAATGCCATTAGCTCTCATTTTGACAGATCCGGTGTTTGCTCTATGACACTCAGCGCAACCTGTCTTGAGAAGGACTTTGTCAAAGGTAATGGACTGACCAGCAGTCAATACCTGATCAGTAGTATTTGATAATTCAATCATTTTATAATACCTCCATACAAGGGAGAGCCAGTTTCTAGACCCTCCCTAATCATTTTGACGTTAATTAGCAGCAACCGTTATTAGTTGATCCGCAGTAGCATCCAAACCCGTAGTTTGCATATGGATTTGGAACTGTAAATGCCGGAACAGCAGCTGGACGTAACTGATTAACAAGATACTGGTTCTGAGCACACTGAGATGCTGTAAGCTCCAACTTGTTAATAGCAGCCTGCTGGCTAGCAATTGTCTGATCTTTTGCATCCATCTGCATTTTGACCATTTCATCATGCAGAGCACGATAGTTGGCATTATCATTGTCGATAATGTCTCTTGTCTGATTGTTAATTGCATTTGTGATGGCACAAGTATTTGTAGCCATATCATACTGAATCTGAGCCTGTCCCTGGCGGTTCTGACAGCAGCAATCAGCTAACTGTGTCTGAATAGCATTTGTTGACTGTAAATTTGCGATATTAGAAGCGTTAGCACTGTCGCTGATAGCGCTCTGAAGAGCGTTAGTAGACTGCAGCATGCTAGTATTCATAGCATAGAAGCCATCGCAAATTCCGCTGTTGATGCCATTAAGCTTATTAAGAATTGACTGGGTATCAAATCCTCTCTGAAGATCGCCATTAGTTGCACAGCTCTCTCCATTTCGTCCCTGGCCACCCCAGCCATTTCCCCATCCGCCGAAGATAGCAAACAGGATGATTAACACTCACCATCCGTTTCCATTACCCCAGCCATCACCATTTCCATCTTTTGTAACAGCAGCGATATCTGAAAGACTTGGTGCACTACCCATATTAAACATAATTACTTCCTCCTTATTTTACATGGAAAAACTGTTCTGCTTGTCGGATAGCATCTTCTTTACTTACTCCCATAGACTTACAAATGTTCTCTGCAATCTCCTGCCCTTTTTTCTCATCGCCAGATTGAATAACGTTAATCATGCTTTGAGCATTAGGGTTATTAGCAATATTAGGATTCTCCTTTAGAATCTTCATTGCCATTTGCTGAATACATTGACTTATCATTCTTCTTGTCCTCCTTGAATCGCGACTTATTTTGATGCCCTTGCCGTTTGAGCATATTCTCTATTCTGTCAAGCTGAGCTTTTAATTCTCCGGTGTTATCACCATTTTGGCACTCTGATTGAGCCTGCTCATTCGAACTTATAGAATAGATAATACTTTGCAGAACGCCATTGCTATTCCACTGCTTAGCAATAACCTTCTTGCAATCCTCTGTCATAAACAGACAAATACTGCCATCCATTGGTATTTCTGCAGGCACAATATCCTGCTCTGAAGTTACAATCCTTCCTCTGATTGGAATAATTGGCCGTTGATTTGCCATTGCGTTTGCCAGATTAGGCTGCCCTACAGTCTGGTTATTCATAACTTGGGGATTATGAATAAGTTTTGGTCCTCCATTCCAATTTGGTTGGTCTACAGGACCCATAGGCCGTCGCATTCCTTGGGCGTCGATGTTTGGTGTATAATCCATAGCAAAACAGCTCCTTTCCTATTTTGATTTAAAAGTTCTTATCCCTAGACACAAACGAGTAAAAGTCTAGAGATATTATTTAATTTTCTTTTAACGTCACTTGGACGGTTGAGAATTACTGCAATGGTATCACCTCCCCAAACCATTTTGATTTATGTCAAAGACTCGCTAGTAGCCTCCGATTCCGAGCTGTCACCGTCTGTTGTACTAACTGGGTCATTCTTGTAAGCTCTGATAGTAACGTCATTAGATAATCCGTCATGAATCTCAATGACGTTGTCCAGCTTGAACCCGTCGAATGTAGTGACATTTCCATTGTCGTCTGTAATCTCCATATGAGAGATATTGTCAGCGTTACGAGCCGTAGAAGCGATTCTGTCAAACACTGCTGGGGATTCGTATGTGGAAGTAATATTCAGATAAGTCTTGCCTGACTGATTCTGGGCATACTCTCTTGTAAATTTACGGATGTCTACTGTTGTTCCATTTCCAAATTTAAGTTTCATTTTGATCCTCCTTACTTAATTCTTTAAGCATATTAAGTTCTTCTTCTCCAATAATAGGAATGGCCCATTCATCCGGGCAGTATATTTTGAATCTCTGTTTCCAATGTTTCTTACGATACCACTTATTCCAGAAGTATGCATTTGCAAGAGATCTGGTCTTGTGCATATCGCAAATATAAGTGCAACGAGAATCAGGTGTTCCATTTTCCTGGTAGTTGTATGCAGAGCACCAACTGCAGCCTTCGGCGATAGGACAATAAAAGCACTCGTCACTAGACTCTGTTCTTCTATCAATTTTATTGAGGCACTCAACGCACTGCTTATCGCATTTTCTTTGAGCAATTCCGAAATTGACGTGACCAATTCTAAGAGGCTCTCGGGACGTTCCTAGACTGCTCTCCATATATCTAATGCATGGATAAAGCCAACCGTCTGGGTCCATCGCTAACATGAAGCCAGTTCCTCCGCACCAGTTTTCAAGATCTGTTTCTTCCTTTGGTTTGAAGAAGTCATTCTCGAATAATGCCATGAAATGGTCATCGGCTAAGTCATTTTCAAGCCAATAATCGGCTAACATTTTGAGCTGCTCATAATAGATTTTCGCGTGCTCCAATGTCCATCCTTTTTCATAAACGACATTCGCATTGATATCTTTGTATCCAAGTTCTACCATATGCTTAATCGCTGAGAATAGATGCTGCACATTACCTGGCGCTATGGTGATCTTAGAGCCCATATAGTATCCCCTTGATATCCAATCCCGGGCTCCAGCTACTGCCACGTCATAAGACCCTGTACCATCTGGAAAGACTCTACAAGCATCATGCAGAGCCTTATTTCCATCGATGGTAATTGAGAAAGAGAGATTGTGGCGCCATTTGTTAAGGAACTTCTGAACTTTAGGCTCAAAATATAATACACCATTTGAGCAAATCGAAATACAGAATTTTGTTGCCCATGGATGCATCAACTCGATAGCCTTATCATAAAAATATGTGCAAATCTGATCAATAAGATCTACACATAAGAAAGGCTCTCCGCCAATAAACTCAATGATAATACCAGGCGATGTATTCACGTCGATATATTCTCCCAGACGTTCATCTCCAGTGAGAAGCATATCGATGAGTTTCTTTGCATCTTCGAACTTCATTTTTCTCTTGCCTTTGTTTATTTGATAGCAGTAAGTACAGCACAAATTGCATTCATCTGTTACCTGAAATGTAACGGTGCGAGATAAAGTTCTTCTGTCAGATGCATTATTTGTTATGATTGTTTCGGGATACAACCTTCCGATCATATCCTGAAACTGTTCAAACTTCCTCATAGGCTTAACCCTCTAACACTGTAATATGCACAAGGTGTTCTGAGAAATCTGTTACTTCCCATCTGAATTTAACATCTTTTCCTTCATGCTCCAGAACACGAGGCTGCAGAGATCTCTCTAACTCGGCTTTAGCAACGTCATAGGAGCATTCTGCCTCCTCAAGCAATTTGTGGTAATGCTTAAACGGAACTGACTCCAGCACTGAAGCATCTGTGTCATCTTTTGCCGACTCCAGCATATGAGCTACAACGTCTTTTCTGGTCATAACCTCATATGCAAGTCTCTGTAAATAGTCAGCTGTCTCTTTGTTAAGTTCTAATGTAAAGTTTTTCATATTAGTTAACTCCTTTTCTTTTAATAGTTTTATATTCCTGTTATTTTGAATGGTATTCTAATTACCTTTGACCCCTTAAATATTGAACCAACTTCAGGATAATTTTTAGTAGTGTTATATTTATACCAAATTAAGTCGAACCTAGTGCATTTTTTATTTGCTTGTGTGGTCTGGTTCGGTGATACCATTATTTGGTACCCTTGACCGGCGTTAATGACAAGACCGTTAGCATTCTCAATTGTTGGAGGCCAATAATTATCTGATGATCCAACATGGTTTGGATTATATGTTATGTTCGAATCATTAAGCATTACGAATAGAGGTATTGCCAATTTATAGCCTAACTGTTTGAATATGGTGTTGTCAACTACTGTAAGTCCATTGGATAGATCAAACAATATTTCGCTATTCTTTTTATCGTAACGTATCTGTATCCCAAGATCTTTAAGCTCATAATTAGAATTATTAGCATAACCGCCACCTGGAAGCACTTGGTTCCACAATGCTTTAGAGTATATCGGTTTCATCATACCATTGGCAATCAGATCTACTGTTGGGTCCTCAACCCCTTGTACTACAGCGCCGAATGCTTGAGCTTGGCAGGTACCTGTACACGTTGCTGAGCAGGTAGTAGCACATGCGTTTTTACATTGTCCACTACAGCCATTACTACATCCGTCGCAATTTCCAGTACATGAGCCGTAACATCCAGAACCACATCCAGAACCACATCCTCCTGAGCATCCTGAGCATCCTGAGCATCCCTGGCATCCAGTTGTGCATTCCGATTCACAAGATCCTTCGCACCCGCTGCAATTGCTGAAGCAAGTAGCCTCACAAGTTCCGTCGCAGCCAGCATAGCATCCAGTACAATCTCCTCCGCATCCACTTGATCCAGAACATCCTCCACAAGATGAACATGAAGAACACGAACTAGCACAGCCAGTACAACTATAGCACGTGGCACAAGCCGAACCCTTTCCTTTCGATGAACATGAACTAGAACAAGATCCTCCGCATCCAGCGCATCCTGAGCACCCTTCACAAGATCCGTCGCAGCCACTGCACCCACTGCAAGATCTCCCACACCCTTCACAAGATCCAGAACATCCTCCTTGGCATCCACTGCTACACCCTATGCAACCAGAGCAAGCATTACACCCGCCGCAATTACCAGAGCATCCTCCGCAGCCACTCGAGCCGCTGCCACCAGATCCACCAGATCCGCTACATCCACCAGAACAGCTGCTACATCCGCTACATGTGCTGCCGCACGTCCCTACGCATAGTCCAGAGCATGCTCCTCGACATGAAGAAGTAGCCCCATCGATTGGCTCTTGAGATAATGAGTCAGTATAAGACAGTAATTCATAATTGAACGATGATGGGATCTTAGAGCCCGTCTTAAGATCGGCAGTATTCAAATTACCATGGTCTTTAATATTCAATAAAGGCTCAACTACTTTTTTACCTTGGTCCGCTGTGACTTTAGTTCCGGATGTAGGAGTTGTGGAGAAGTCGTACGATGCAGATGCAAACCCAGTCATAGAACCATTATATGCTCTACGTTGCATTTCAGTTTTTACCTTGGCTTTAAGAGTGTTCATTTCTGCCGCGGTAAGAAAATTAGGCATTATCTTCACCCTCCTTTTTAAAAACTTTATTTGATTTTTCCTCCCGGGGATTTTTTATATCTCGTTTTTTCTTTGTCTTTCGTAAAACGATCGAATCCCGATAAATACATTATCTATACCCCACATTTTGAATTATCCCCACGTAGCTGCCAATGGTGCCCACGCAGAACCATTGTAGAATCTAGCTACACCTGAAGTATCGATCCACAGGAGCTTAGTATTGGCCGGGGCAGAAGCACCGTAATGATATCCTCCTGGATCATCAGATCCAATTGGATACCAACCTGGACCACCAAAAGCGCCACCGTATGGAATATAAACATACATCATTTTTGTATTTGGGTTATAGGATAGCTGACCGACATATGGCGAAGATGGGAACCCACCAGTACTTGCAATGTAGATACCAGAATTAACTGGATACCAATATTTCCCAGTATAGTACTGTAATACATTTGAACGACTAGTATCAATCCACAAATCGCCAGGTTTGGAATTAGTCGGTTTATCTGTCCCATAGCTAATTCCTCCAGACTCTGCTGATTTCTTAATCGACTCTAACAGGTATTTTCCATTTGGTGCATCAGCGTGGAATGACTGAACATTACCTGGAGAGATTATATGTGTAGCTCCATCAAACGATTTTAAATCGAAATTAGGGAACTCTGTATCCTTAGTAATCTTCGTGGTTGATGATTGGTATGGGGCTATATCTGTAGCCGTTTCTCCTTCTTCTAATTGAACTTGAATTTGGCAGTCGGTTACGGTCGTTCCTTTTAAAACGGTCACGCCCATACTATCAAGTGCGCCTTCGACCCTTGTAAAAGTGAATGTTTTCGATTCTGTATTATCGTTTGCAATGATGGCAACAATATCAGTAACAGCATTATCAGTTACGTTTATTAAGAATACTCTTGCTGTTCCATTTTTTACACTCGCCGTAATTGTATATTTATTGCCAACCGTTAGACGAGGAACAAGAATTGTTCTAAATAGTGCGAAAGTCGCATCGGCAGAAGCATCTGCTGTTCCTGAAGCGTGTATTACTCCATTTGAATCTACAGTAAATGTTACTCCATTCATAGTATACGATGAACCATGAAAATATGGATACGGAATCAGATTCTTTCCAATCGTCTTAATATCATAACCAGAATATGGAACGAATGGATCATCGGTGTCAGTTACTATCCTAATATTAGAAACGGTCCCGTGAACATCACCAGTGGTTTTATGATATTGAATTACATAGTTGCAACTATGGTTTGTCCAGTCGTAATCATTTTTTGATAAAGTCTCAACATTAGTTACCCAAAGACCATTTTTAAAAATCTGAAAAAATGTATGTAAGGTTCCTTTAATTGTCGTATCATACTTAGCATACAGTGTATTTATAGTATTATTAAATAACTTCTCGACGTGCTCATATAATACAAAACTAGGTTGCACAGTACCGTCGGATATAGTACCGTCTAATGAAATTATTCCTTCTTTAGTGTATGTCATAGTTACACCATGCGAAACGCTTCCGCTAGCTTTGACGTATGGATAAGGTAATAAATTCCTAGTAGCCTTGCCAATCATCAATGGAGCTTCCACAGTACCTTCAAGATCCGTTTTCGTTGACTCGATAAGCGATACTTTCTCTTTACCTAACTTCTCTGCTTCCAGAGTAAGTTTAGCTCCAAGGTCGCCCTCGAGTTTGTTTTTTATATTTTCAAACCACTTATCAAACTCGGTCTGAGATGCCTTTTCCCACTGTTGGAATGTTGACCAGTTAGCGTCATAAGCAGCTTTAATTGTAGCGAACCACTGGTCATAGCCATTCTTAATACTGTCATACCATTTCTGATAGTCCGATTTTGAAGTTGCTTGCCAATCCGTAATCTCTTTCTTAGCGGCTGTGAGCCAAGCCTGGTAATCCTGCTTCTCTCCATTCATCCATGTATTGAAGTTTGCAGTATTCTCTTCTACGAACCGATTCAAGATATCTTTCCACTGAGGAATAAGTTGTTCGATGCTGATTACCTCGAGAATTCCTGTAACAAATGGACACGCGCTCGTCCCTACACAGTTTTCAATATCTGCCTGCCTTATTGACGTAACCTCTTTACCAACTGTAACATATGCCAATGGATACTGATGAACTTCCTTAGTATTTGTCAGTGCTGGCTTGATAGGCGTAGAAGATGGTGTACCTTTAATTAGTTTAATACTGTTTGCTCTTACGGCCTCGACAGAGTTGATCTCCAAAACAATTGCGTCGATTCGGTCCATAAGAATTTCTGACGGCGGAATAGTCACCGGATAAAGTGCATCATTGTAACTCCAAGTATGATTAAACCATGCTCGTCCAGTTCCAACCGTTACGTTCATCTGGTTACTTTGCTTAACGACCATGCAGTCGCCAATAGATGCAAAAATTCCATCTCGAATTAAGCCATCAAATAATCTTGAAATGTCGGTAGCATCATATAATCTATCATGATCTACGGAATTAAAAAATCCAGATGCAAAACTCATATTTGTCCTCCTTTATCTTATTCTTTAAGAGCCTACTGGTATTCTATTATCATCGGCACTTACAAAGTCTGTAAAAGTAGGGTATGAAGTTTCCCCACTAGAATCTTGGGACATGATAAATTCCGACACGGTTGATGTCCCTTTAATACCATAGTCGTTTTCTATCTGTACTACATCCCCCATTTTGAAATCTCGTCCGTATACAAACATAGTATGAGGATCAACATCTCCATCCATAGATATGGTATGTGGTTTCTCAGCTAAAGCTTCTTTGCCCTTCTGAGCAACTACTTTCAGTCGCTCGGCGTCGCTCATTTTATGGTCCTCATCCTCAGAAGTAATCGACCCAGCATCAACATATATCTCGCATCGATGCATACCGCTCAACTGTTCCTGAGTTTCTCCGTCCCTAGTCACTTCTTTAGTAATCTTCAACGGATTCCCGGATAATGTTTGTGTATCCCCATCTTCTCCAACAGTTAACGCAACGTTTGCGTAATCTTCTTTACTGTCCAAATAAGATGTGTTATTTAAGTTTTCAAATGAAGGACTGAATACAACATACGGAGTTAATTGCTGTGCATAAGATCTATCAACGCCTTTGTACAGCTCAAACTCAAATTGTTTATTTTCATTTAACGTAACTTTAAATCCAATTTGTTTCTCGACGCAAAGTGAGTTTATTGCCTCGTATAAGTTTTCATGCTGCTCATACTTTGCGTCAATTGTCAGAGCGGTTATTCTACTGTCTGTACTCTTCTTGAATATAAAGTTAGAAATCTTTCTTTCCGATTTTGACGGCGCTATAATAGCGTCATTTATAAGCTTCTCTATTCCATCTTGGAAATTTCCGCCAAGTGTAGTATTGTCCCATATTATCCTACGCTTCAGCAAGCTCTCAAGAGAGTAGCCTATAACTTTAATTGTTGGCCCTTCTGTAGTATTCGTTTCAAGAAGCATTCCCTGAATAATCATCATGTGAACTGAATCATCATTTTGAAGATAGTAGTCATTGACTAGATAAGGAAACACCCCATCCATGTCCAAAGTGAGGTAGAGTTCAAAGTCCCCATTCTCTTGATATCTATCAGTCCAAATGAAGGACTTGAACCTGTCAATAATGGCTACTTTTTCAAACCTTGAGTTTAATATTGTAGCTTCCATTGCTTACCTCCTCAAATTAATCACCGTCCATAAGTTATACTCCTTCGTATATCGTATCGTTTTCGATCTTGAACTGAATACTCATTGCTCCTTCTGTAGCATTGTAAATGAAGATATTATCTCCTTTCGACAGCTGGAACCAGCTCGATCCTTTACCTAAGCAGTTGAGAATGTTGGTCGTTAAGCCGGCTCTCAGTAATGTAACTGACTTTTCTCCTCGCTTAGTATTTATAATGATATCGTCACCAGCACCATATGCTTGACCAGTTAAGGTCTGTATAAAGTCAGTATTTATTCTCATAACTTCACGAGTTCTAGCGTTATAGATCACAATGTCTTTTACTGTATCTAGCGCATGAATTGTTATTGTTATACCAACTGAAGCATCTCCTTTGTACGTTACTACATTCTCGTACATATGTACGATGTCTCCGAAGTTTATTAGCTTTTCAGTTAATGAATTGTTCTCGAATGGAAATTCAAATTTAGGATTGACGCCACTAAATAACGTTAGCGTCTTTCCATTTGTTGCATAGAAGTACGGATCTGGACAGATTACGGAAATTTGAGCCGTTTCATGTGCCTGAAATATATCAGGTTCATTAGACTCGACATAACCGAAAGCGTCAAGAGATCTCTGATCCGTTACAAATGTCAACGTGATGTATCTCTTGATAGGGAAATACTTATATGTAGTATGCCTAATAGTTTCGATATCTGTTCCGAATCTAAAATCCAGAGTCATAACTATATTTCTAGTTTCAAGCTTAGCACTGTTGTATAATGCCCCGTCACCGGTTGCTATCTCACTAGTATTGATAGTTGCCTTAACTGGCCCTAGACCTTCAATGTCTATTATAGCTAGACCCGAAACCTCAGGCCTAGCTAATTCCATTTCTAGGGATTCCCCTAAATAATTAGTAACAATTACTTTCTTTATCATTTAAGAGCCCCCTTTAACTGACTAAACTGGTTCTTAGTCTGTCGATATATCTCAGTATTAGATAATGCGACAGGAGAATTGTTAGTCTGATTGAATGTGTAGTTGTTAGTTACATTGGTACTAGATCCTTTTAGAGCGCGACCAGTTTTACCCTTTCCGCTATTCCGTAATTCCGCCAAAGCTTTGCTAAGACCGCTACCTTTTCCGAACACACTTCCGGCTATTCCACTAGCTATAGAAGTTGCTAAACCGGCACTAGCTCCTGCTACAGAAGATCCCGTAGCTGATGTCACTCCGCTACTAACCATTGACGACAGATTCGAAGTGTTAACACTGGCACTTAAACTAGGCATCTGTATTTTAGATAGTACTGCGTTCACAGCGTCAACTAATTCCTGAGCAGCACTAACAGCTGATGGTATAGCTCCTCTAATCCCTTTAGCAAATGAGTTACCAAGTGCACTTCCTTTAGAAGATGCTTTGTCGCTGCCTTTTGAAAACGAAGATAATGCTTTATCTACCACTGATTTACAAGAAGATTCTACAGCTGTTAACACCGTTGTTGCAGCAAGACCTAAAGCAAAGCAATAACCAAGAGATGTTCCGGCAGATTTAAAAGCTTTCTTGAAGTTTGTTTCTGCGTAATTCGTAAAGGTTGTACAAGCCTTCTTGGCTGATTGCTTTGCAGACTTTGCAACCCCTTCGGAAGCTGAGTCGATTCCAGCTTTGAACTGGTTTCCAGCTTTCTTACCTGAAGACTTGAATGACGTATTTGTTTTAAGTGCCTCGTCGAACGACTTAGCTACCGCATTAACCGTTTTTGTAGCTGCTGACCCTTTAAGATTTCTGGACGAGCCTTTCTTAGAAGACACATCCTTACCTGTAGCTGCATCGATCATTCCCTGATACATAGAATTAACAGCACCTAGACCTGCTTCTTTGTATGAGTCGGATACTGTTTTTGCTACTTCTTCATTTATTGACAATTTTTCGACATACAGATCGTTCATTTCTTTTCTTTCAGCAGGCGTCATGCTGTAATATACATCAACAAGATCAGCTGCGCTCATTCCCTGATCGACTAGTTCTTTTAACAATCTAGGATCTAGCGATTTAGCAAGGTCAAGTATTTCAGCTTCCCATTTCTTAACAGCTTCGACATTATCTCTGGCTTGTTGCTTTACTGAATCTTTTGTCATTTGCATTTTTTCAGCAAATAGATTATTTACTTCTGTAATTTGTTCACTAGTTGCAAGCTTGAACCCTTCGATATATGGTATCGCTTGCGTCCCTAGACTCTTAAGATAATCCAGTAATCCGTCTGCAAATCTCATCTTCTTTAGTTCTTCAAGACCTTCGATTACCCTCTTTTCGGCATTAACCTGCGACCACATACGGTCGATAATAGTATCATTGCCGAGGTCATTTACCACTTCATCGTATCTCGTAAAGTAATCTGTAGAACTTGAAATGTCGAAATTAACAAACGACGTGAAGCTATCGAGACTGCTCTTTACGGATTCCGTCATAGACTTTGCCGTATCTTCGATTTTCTTCTTTGCATCGTCCCAATCGTTGTTTATCTTCTTGAGATTTTTCTCCATTTCCTTAGCTGCTTCAGAAACAGCATTTGGAATTTCTTTTACATCTTTCTTGACTTCTTTGGCTGTTTTCTTAACGGATTTCTTCGCTTTCTTCTTGGCAGCTTCTTTTTCTTTCTTCAAAGCAAACGACTTGATAATATCATTAGCTCCAGATTTCTGAAGTTTGAGATTCTTAACATATACGTCATTAATTTCTTTACGCTCTTCAGCTGAAAAGGTAAGCATTTCCAATACTTTACTCAGGTTTCCAGGCCCTTCATCAACCAATTCCTGAACAAGGCGAATATCCCAACCCTGATTAAGCATCTTCTTAATAGAATTCTTCCACTTAACAGCATCTTGATAAGTCTGTTTATAAGAAGCTATAATATCTTCTTTCGTTTGTTTACTAGCTTCTGCATACGCTTTGTTCGCTCTGTCGATTTCTTCTTTTGAAGCATTTGCAAATAATTTTATGTATGCATAACCAGATTCTCCCATACCTTTAAGAGTATCAATAAGTCCCTTACTAAGACCATTCTTGGATAATTTCGCAAGGTTATCCTTCATCTCCTGATAACCATCAACCTGACTTTCCATGTTCTTAAGAACTGTACTCATCTCATCGTCCATAGAATCAGAGAATTCGGAGAATATGTTCCTAGAGTTATCGAATGCAATATTCGTAAACTTAGTATATTCCTTTATCGAATTAATGATATTATTTCTATATTCTTTGAACGTCGAGTTAATATTGGACTGTATTGACTTTTGATCATCTTTCAGCTGTTTCACAGCATTTTTAATAGCAGTGTTATTTTCCTTAATAGCCGAATTGAGATTCTTTTTGCTAAGCTTCTTACCTGAAGCGCTAAGACCCTTCTTTAAACGGTCTTGAGTTTTAAGGAGCTTCTTTAAAGCTGCCTCATGCTGCTTAACGGACTTAGTGTCTTCCTTATACTGATCCGATTCCTTATACAGTGCAATAGCAAAATTCTTGATAGTTTTTTCGGCAGTTTTAGTAGCTTTGCTAAGTGTCTTAAGCTTAGGTGTTGTCTTGAGAAGCTCTTTCCCTAAACTCTTAGAGATTTTAGTAATCGTCTCATAAGGGGTTTTATTAAACGAGCTTACAGCTTTGTCGAAAGTCTTTCCAAACTGATAAGCGACCTTTATGATTTTGGTCATCTTGATCTTTGCTTTCTTGCTGTTCTTCTTAGACTTACTTGTGATCTTCTTAGAAGTGGCATCATATGAACTAGTTACGCCAGCTCCAGTTTTGTTAGCATTTTTGATAATGTCTTTTGTCGTTTTATCCATTTGGTCTGAAAACGTACTGTTGCCTGCATTAAGAATGCCATTTACGGTCTTCATGATGCCATCAACATCTTTATTTCCAACCGATTTACTAATGGATTTCTTAATTCCCTTGACATATCCTGTAACTGTTTTTTGAGCTTTCTTAGCGCCGTCTTTTATTCCTTTTCCAGCGCCTAGCAAAGCTCCTCGTCCCATATCAATTCCCGCAAGCTCAACATCTCCAGCTTTAGATTTGACACCTTTAACAAGTCCTTCTCCAGCATAAGCGCCAATCTTATTGGTTTTCTTGGAAGGCGAATGCTCGTCAAGAGATTTTTTACTCTTCATTCCCTTAAGCAATTGATTACCCAATGAAACACCAGTTGAGTATACCTCAGAGCTCTTGTTCTTTGCTCCACTCATAAATCCTATAGCCGCATTAGCACCAGCCGTGCTAAAATCCTTAGAATTAGATTTCATGCCGCTAGCAAGATTCTTAGCCAATGACGAACCGGCGTCTTTGAATTTCGAATTATAATCATTAAATGTACTTTTAGCTGTACTAAGAGTGCTATTTACCACCGAGTTAAATCCATCGGTCGTATCTGTATCTGATTTAAACGCATCGGTGACATATTTCAAGAACTTCTTGGCCACGCTTGATGACGGAGATTTCATATCTTCGCTATTGTTTTTCATTCCAGCTGAGATCCATCCAACAACCTTAGAACCAACCTTCTTAAAATCCCCCGATTTTGATTCGAACCCATTCTGCACAGATTCTAAGGATGTCTTACCTAAAGCCTTAAACGCTTTATTCATGTCTTTGACTTTTTTATCTAGTCCACCCTTAACTCCGTTTAATGAATTAATAAAATCTGATAACTGCTTAGCAATAGTTCCAGCGTTAGATGTATCAGCTCCTTTTATTGTTGCTGAGAAACTGACAAAACTCTCGCCAAACGATACGAGATTCTTTCCGAATTTCTTCAAGCTCTCCTTGTTTCCGCCAAAGAGTATACTCTTAGCAGAGGTTGCTTCTGGTAGATCGTCGTTCAGTTTTGCAATGGATGTAGCAGCTGCTGACGTGGCCGTTATAGTTGAGGTATCAATTCCGGATACCGTTTTAGAGTACTTAGCAAATGACTTACCAAATGATACCATGCTCTTACCAAAAGTTCCTAAGTCCTGAGAACCGCCGACAAACCATTCTTTCATACCATCCAAACTTGGTATTGTTTTGGCCAATTTAGTAATCGTCATTGCTGCTGCAGATGTAGCATTTATCGATTCGGTATCAACTTTAGATACAGAATCAGAGTATTTGGCAAATGATTTACCGAATGAGACCATACTCTTGCCGAAAGTTCCTAAATCTTCAGAACCTCCTACGAACCACTCTTTCATACCGTCTAACTTAGGAATGGAATTTGCAAATTCGCTTATCGTCATTGCTGCTGCAGATGTAGCCTTTATAGTTGATGTATTAACACCAGCCACTAGACTAGAATAAGTAGCAAATGCTGCTCCGAACGGGATAAGAGATAATCCAAATGAAGTTAAACTTTTAGACCCTGTCAGTAACTGTTTTAATCCGCCAGCTTCAGGTATAGCATTAGCTAAATCTGTTAATGTTTGAGCTGCAGAAGACGTTCCTTTGATTACACCAGGGTTTATATTAGCAACTTCCATAGCATACATTGCGAATGCTGCTCCGAACGGGATAAGAGATAATCCAAAATCAGCGAGATCCTTTGCCCCAGCTAAAAGTTGAGCTAATCCTCCAGATCTTGGTATAGCATTCGCTAATTCAACTAGAGTTTTAGCCGCTATTGCGGTGCCCTTAACTGTTTCCGGATTTACATTTGCTACTTGATCGCCATATGCTTTCATACCAGCACCAAGGTACTGAAGTTGATAAGCAAATTTCTGAATTGGATCTTTTCCAAGGTTTACAAAGGTAGAAATGGCATTTACAATCTCTGCTCCGGCTATTTTGACAATACACCCCGCCAGCACGGACATAGATGATCCTATCTCAGGTTTTACTTTGCCCATTGCAGATAAAAATGGCTGCAGTTTCTTTGCAAAGTCTGATAGATTTGTAGCTATTTGCGGCAATCCATCTGTAATTCCCTGACCAACGCCGGATATGATTCCGCCGACTAATTTTCCTAAACCTTCGCCAAGGATTTCTAATACTTGAACTCCACCGTTCATGAAATCCTGGAATCCAGGTATCTTATTGAGACCTCCGAGTACAGCTATAATTGCTGCGAGTCCAGCGACAAATATCGAGAAACTTCCTAACGCATTTATAGCCCCGGCAATAGGAACATTTTGAAGTATCAGCATAGAAGCTGATATAGATAACAGAACCATGCTTAATCCAGCTGATGCCGCTAACGATCGTTTCCAATCCAATTGAGCTACTAGCCCAATAACACCAGCTATTTCCAAAAGAACTGCACCAGCTAAAAGAACGCTAGCGCGCACCTTTCCAACACCAGCGAACCCTTTTAAGCATAATGTAAATACACCTAAAAGCAATGATATTGCTGCTGATCCTGCCATAACTCCAGTTGGATCTAGCTGAGCCAACAAAGCAATAACTCCAGCTATCTCGCCTACAACCAAAGCAGCAACTATCACTGACTTCTTAGCATCAATTGATACATCGCCAGCTTTGATCATAGCTGACATGCATAAGATTATGGAATCAACAGCCGCGGTCGCTCCTGCCATTTTTGACTGGTCAAGACCGGATAGTATAGCTATAGCCGCAGTTAAAATTACAATAGAACCAGCAACGGTCATCATCATAACACCAGCTCTAGCAGCATATTGTCCAGCGCTAGCGCTAGCTTTAATTAGACCCCCAATAGGTATCATCAGTGCAATTAGATCCGTTATGCATTTAGCCATTGTCTTAAAATCGTACTTCTGTAATTTCTCAAATGCAGCAAGTAAAACATGTAGACTAACAGTAAATCCAAGTAGTAATACGGCTGCTTTAGAGGCATTCGGACCAGCTTTAGCAGATGCCTTAAATAACAGCATCATCGTTCCGAATACGGCTACAAATTGTTTCCATCCTTTCTTCATGGAACTAAAGTCCATCTTAGAAATTTTAGACATTACTTTAGCTAATCCGTATATTGCTACCACGGAACTTAACAATGTAAGCGCTCCTCTAGCTCCGCCCAAACCATTCGCTTTTCCAACAGCAATCATAAGAACCGATAACGATCCAACAGCTAATACTAAAGCACCAATAGTGCTCCCAGCATCTTCAATATTGTAATTAGACAACCCTTTTATAGCTTTAACCATCAGTAGTAGAGAGGCTGCTAAAGATACAATTTGAAGAGCTCCAGCGGCTGCTAATTTAGCATTTGCGCCCATTGTATACTTTGTTAAAGCTCCTGAGCATATTGTAATCACTCCTACAAGCCCTGTAATCACTCCAATATTAATTGCCATAGATTTATTAATGGTCACATTTTGAAGTTTCTCAAGTGCAACGGTCATTAGTAAAATACTTCCAGCAATAGAAATAACCATGGCCGAAACTCCGGAGAATCCTTTTGCTAACTTTTCTGTTGAGATGGATCCGATCGCGTAAGCAAATGCTGTTAATGCTGCTCCCAATATACCTATCAAGACAACAGCACCTTCGATTCGATCCTGAGGTAACACAGTTAACAAAGCTATTGACCCCACTAATATAGCTAGAGCTTTTGCAATTTTAATCACTATGTCAGCTTTGATAGAATCCTGCCAAGTTTTAAGTGTTAGTGCTCCTTGATTCATTAATTTAATAAAGCTGTTACCAATCGCTGCTGGCAAGGCAAATAAACCGCCAAATCTGTCCGTAAGAACCTGTAATAATTTAGAGAGATTATAAAGGGCCTTTACAGAAACCCCTCCTAACAAGATAGTTAAGATATTAGCTGTATTAACCTTTCCGGATTTGTCTTCAATGAAAGAAAATACACCATAAAATGTATCAATCATCGTTTTCTTAAATCCGGCTGCCTGATCGGTCCAACCTTTTAAATATCCTGTTATCTTAGACCTAAGAGAATATAATTTCGAAGTAAAAGAATCTATCGAATCTCCTGCTCCACCAAAACTCTCTTTAGCAATTGCTCCTATTCCAAGAATAGTACTGAGTAAAGCTTTGAAATCTATGTGTCCAATTTCTTCGCAGTGCTGAATGAAATCCTCGATCATAGTTCCAGCATTTTCACCAAACTCCTTCATATCTGGCCATAATGTTTTAACTATAAGATCGTCTAATAATTTTATTACTTCCTGCGTCCCTTTCCAATTCCAAATCGCTTTTCCAAAGTACTCAATATTTTTTATAGCGAATGCTATTGCTGATGATATGAGATCAACACTTTTAGCAACTACGCCAGAAACATTTCCAAATTTTTCGAATTGTACAATGCCGTCACCTAGGACTGCTGTAAGGTCTAATACACTATTTACAGATATACCAAACAATTTAGAAACTACCTGTAAGGCCGTCTTAAGTCCTACTCCAAGAACATTTTTAACAATCTTGACAATTGTAAAGAAACCTTTCAATGTCCTGTATAATTTATCGACCTTATCCCTAGACATTATTAGTTTCTTAGTGAAAGCTTCAAATGCATCGGTTATATTTTTTATTTCTTTTGCATTCTTTTCTGGGAAGATAGCTCTATAAGCAACCCTGAAAGTATCTAATACTGCAACAGCTGCTGCTAGAGTATTTGTGAATGAACGCATTAATGAATTGCGGCCACCCATTTTCTTCCAGGCATCTAGAGTAGCATTCTTAGCAGCAAACGTTTTTACGATATAATCACCGATTATGCTATCTATAAATCCCCAAAGTTTTTTAGATTCTTCAAAGTTACCAAATATCGTTTCCCATGTATGTTCCCATCCAGAACCGATAGCTTCTTTCCAAGCTGCGAACATCTGTCCAGCATCTTTAAATTCTGAAGCTGCAGCGTATGCTTTTTGACCAAGTTCTGTTGTTTCATCTGTATACTTGCTAAGTGTCTGAACAAGAACATCAGTTGTCATCCACTGATACTGAAGATTATCGTTCCAGTTCTTGGTAGCGTTGAATGCGTCGGATGTAGCTCCTTTAGCGTTGGTAGTTGTGGTGTAATAGTCTTCACCCTTTTTAACGACTGTGCCTAGAGCAACCGCAGTATCAAGCAAGTTCTGTTTGAAATCCATTGTTGCCATATTAGCAACTTCAATTGATTTCCAGTCGATAAGCTTTACGTATCCTGCTGATAATGCCTGAGCAAAGTTATACATTGCGTGGGATGCCTGTTCTGCATTTGCACCAGAAATTGCTGCTTCGTTCGATACACCCTTAATTGCTGCAACTGCATCCTTCAAACCTACACCGGCGTTTGTAAACTTACCGATATTTGCAGTCATGTCTGAGAACGAATAAATAGTTCTATCTGAGTACTTATTGAGCTCATCGAGATACTTATTTACAGTGGGCAAACTTTCTCCAGTAGACATAATAATTGTCTGGATAGAGTTCATCTTTAACTTATATTCATTCCAGCCATCAGACATACCATCAAAAGCTAAAGCCGATACTATTTTTTTCCCTGCATCAACAGCTGCATTTGTAAGTCGATTCAACACGCTCATAGCTACAGTATCCATAGCTGAGAATTTGACTTGAACTGCTTCTACCGCTCTGCCCATTCCGTCCATGTTGAACTTTTTGGTCTCATTTTGAAATTTAGCAAGACTCTTTCCAGACTCACTAAAATCGATGCTTTTCTTAAGAGCTTCTATGGATTTTTGACTTTGACGGATTTTTTTCTCGAATTGTCCATTCTCGAATTGCATTCTGACAACGTCATCTTCAACAACTTTACCCATTATCCAGTGACCTCCTTCCAAGCATCTTTAGCTAGTCTATCAAATACCGGTTTTAAAGCCGGGTTAATATAGTCAACCCCCTGAACATACCCACCATTTCTAGTTCCATGTCCATATTGTAGAATAATAGCTATATTCACATGGTTCACTACATTAGAATTTTTAAACACTAAACTTATAGATCCGTTATCGCGCACTATTTCATAATACCACGATGCAGCTGTTACTCCGGTATCAACAGGAGTTGCAGCCTTGAGGGCGGCTACGCCTTCGCGTCCGTACTTATTTAATATACCGACGTTAACGCCTTCCAAAAGCTTTTCGAAATAATTATCGAGCTTTTTAAAATTGCCCTCAAGTTTGCATCTGATCATATCGTTTCTCCTTTATTCCGCTAATGTAGAACGTTCTACAAATCCTGTATACTTTTTTCCATTAATAGTTACCACGCACAGTAACCACACAGATTTTTTATACTTGCTGAAGTATCCATAGCATTCAACCTTTCTCCCAGATGGAATTTCAACCATGAGCTTTTTGTTCCATCCAGCGTCGATACGCATAGGAGTTTTCTTAGAAGTTTTATATAACCCCTTATAAAAATAGCTCGTATGTGCTGCATAACAAGTAGTAGTCGTTAGTCCACATGGCGTATTAATTACTGCATCTACTTCTTTCATAACGGCATCGACATCATAATGCTTTTCTTTAAGATTCGATTTGTAATCTTCGCCCCATTGACCAGCAATCACTTCTCTTGCTACTGCTTTAACTTCTTTACCGGAATGGCGATGAGTGCTAGTTCTAATCTTTGGCTGATCTGCATCGTATTTTGGTGTAATAAATCCTCTTATGAATTTACCATTGATGCTGACCGTTCTCTTCTTAACAGAATCCTTATAGTTGCCTTCTGTTACGACAAAGTACCCTTCACTCTTGTTAACATAGGTAACCATTCCTACATGTTTTGGAGTTCCTTTGTTGTCTCCGACCCCGTTGTCCTGCCAATCATAAAGACAAGCATCTCCAATTTTAGGAATGTAGTTATCATTCTCTTTCCAGCAACCCATTTTCTGTGCCCTTTTAATAAGGTAGAAACAACTACACTCAACAGGCATAATATCAGTGTATCCAAGGGCAATTGCTACTGCGGACCAAGTCGTAGCGCACCATGCCATTCCAGGTTTCATAGTGACGCCTCTTGGTTTTGTTTTCTGTTTGTTGTAAATATCAAGAATGGATTTATAAGATCCATCTTTTTCATTTTTGCCAACCCAAGAATTAATAAGGTTAACAGCCGCTTTTCGTGTTCTGGCCATAATGTCACCCCTTTGTGTGTAATTCTTTTTTTCTTCGTTCATTTTCTTTCTTTTGCCATCTTCGGATTTCTTCATTGGACATTTTCTTAGGTGGATTAGTTTTTACAGTGTATAATTCTATTAGCATAAATACACGCTTTATATTCCATTTCTCGCAAGGGTCGAATGGTATTCTAGCTATTGCTAGGTAAGCATATATTAATTCGCTAGTTAACGTCTCCGGTTTTCCTTTGTCGTCATCTCCAATTGTAAAAACCCTAGATGCCGTAGCTGGGTCATTGATATAGTCTGTTACTTTTTTAAGTAAATGATCATCAAGCCGTTTAAAGAATTCGACCTTATCGAAAGACCCAACTATCATGCAATACATATAATCAAAAAACTCTTCATCCGTTAGAGTTCCTTCATCCATGAGTTTCAGCAATGGCTTATGCCATATTTGCTCCCATTTTGAAATTGCTATTAAGGAGTGCTCGAGCTTAATCTTAGTAGGTTTTACAACCTTTCCAAAAGTTTGAGTTTCTTGATCAAATGGCTCATATCCGGGAAGAATTAATTCGAGCATAATTATCTCCTTAGTTTCCTTCTTTTACAGCATCATCAGTTGCAGCTACAGATCCTGCTACTTCAGCCATTGCTGCTGAAATCGCCTTTCTCTGAGCATCGCTTAATGTAGCATCGTCATAGACTCCGGATTCCACTGCTTTCTTGATCTTGTCATTTACATCGTCAGGCATGATATTAAGCAGAAACTCGGAAGCTTTTGCTTCGTCCATACAAATTTCCATAAAGAACTTGTCGTATGCTGCAGTAGCCTTGAACTCTGCCAGTGCTTCAGGAGTCTTTGTAAATGTACGGCCGTCAAGAGATTTGATTCCGTAAGATGCATCAATAATCTTCTCAAAAATATTCATGATATCCGGCTGAGACTGTTTCTGCACCATAAGGCTCATATATGATGTTAAGCCCCCGTTAAGGCTTGTTTCCAATTTTAAAATTTCACTCTGAGTAAGATTGAAGTAGAAATCTTCAGATCTCTCATTTCCGTCAAAGTCCTTGTAATTGATAGTTTTGATAAACATAATTTAATCTCCTTTCATTCTTAAAAATCCCAGTCTGCATATTTCAGCAGACTAGGAAAAACTTTATTCTGTTTTAAGTGTTACACCTGTAAGTAAGTATTCTTTTGTTTCTGTCACACCGTTGTTAGTTGCTTTAATTAAGATGGACTGCTTATTGGCATCCTTGATCTTAAGAACTGCCTGATGATCAGACTGAAGAAGTTTGGATGGACCAGATGTTCCGCCCTTAACTTCAACCGTCAATGACTCAGGGAAGCCACTCTTTGGCGCGATATCAAGAGCGATATAGTTACCACTCTGTTCTTCGGGTTTACTGCTGAATCCTGTATAGCCCGTCACGTAGTTAAGAGTACCAGAAATTACTCTAGTGCTCTCATTGACCTTGATATTGGACTGAAGGTCAGCTGCCTTCTTTCCAAGCAGGTCGTCTTCTCCTGTAATAGGAGTTGCAGAGACGTCCAGTGACGGGTCTGTTATTTTAAAAGGTTAATGATCTCATCCGGAAGCAGCAACTTAGCTTCTGTACTTTCTGTGCCGTATAAAGCATCCTCAATCTTCTTCATCTTGGTAGCTTCGACCTTTGTAGAATCAATCTCGAGATGAGCAGTAGGCTTGAATCCGTCAACTGTAACTGGGGTTGTTGATAATTCCCAACTGAACGAAATTGCCTCTGGTGAATCATTTACTGTCTGGAAGCCTTTCTCAGATGGAGAAGCCTTAGCTCCGTAAATGATATGAATCTTGTAACCATAATCATTACTCTTTACATCATTACCGATCAGGGTACGATAAGAGAAACCGAATGTATCTCTGTTCTGCTGGCCGATAGTAACTCCCTTAGTAATTTCGGCTGTGCCGTTACATCTGTCAAATGCTTCTGGATAAGTATAAGCTTCAATTGTAGCTCCAAACTCTTCTGCTGACATGAGGCTAAGATATTTCATGTTATCAGCATATACAGCAGATGCTTCTGCTCCAGATGGAGATTCTGTAACTGCGGTAAGACCATTCCACGCAGAACCAGCGCCATATTCTCCGTCAATAACCGGGTAAATAACGCCATGATCTACACCGGTTTCATATTTACGTTCTCCGGTTTTGTCCCATGTTAATTTAGACATGTTTTTCCTCCTTTAAAATATAATTACAAAGACCGAATGATACATACCATCTGATAAGTAAGATCTATTGAATCTCGCAGTGGGCATCTCCACTATCTTATCAATCAATGTACTATCCGGGTCTTTAGTTACCACTTCTACTGCGTATTCTTTATCAACGCTATAATTTTTATTATCTGCCGATCGAATATTATAATCATCAACAGAATATATTATAGCTGGGTATTTTATGTTTTTTATAACTTTTTGCCCAGCACCGGATACATTAGAAGGGGGCTGAAAATATACATTGACACCCTCTCCAACGATATCTTTTAAATATCTATCAAAGTCAAGTCTCGTCCTCATTCCACAGCTCTCCCAACGTTATAATAAGCCTAGGGGCCTGTGAAGCATCAACTTCTATTGCCTTCCACTTAGCCCCCATAAATTCTACCCATCTCATGTCAACGAAATGATCGCGTATATAGGCATCACCGACAACACTTATCTGATTAGAGATTGAAATGTTGTAGCTGATCTTTTCCTGCGAATCCTGAAGCCGTCTCGTATTACGAAGAATATCTCCTCGATATGTACGTTCCGTTATTTGCTCGGTCCAAACCGATTGAGCTGTTTCAACTTGCTCTGCAAAGCCGATCTTACCACACCATCTATTCACGATCATTTCCTCCCATTTTGATTAGTTACCGCTGACTCCAGATCCAGAAGATGCCTTGCTAAGATCTGCTGTAGCAATCTTTGTCTCGATGGCAATAGCTGATAATGGCTTGATTAACGCACCAGAGATACGTGTCTCAATAAGATACTTCTGAGCGTTGTAATCAATGTCGAAGTCGTCAAACATATTGATAGCTCCGCCCTTATCTGCGCCGATGTTGTAATCCTGCAGGTTTACGATAATACCCTGAAGAGCTAATGTGTCAGTCTTGTCTACACGGCTAAGACCTTCCATAACTGGAACGGATACGATCTTAGATACACGGCATGCTGTAGCCAGCTTGTCAATGTTGTCATAGATGATACGGCCGTTCTTATCTTTCAGCAGCAAGCACTCAGTAATGATTGACTCTGGAGCGAACAGCTTCGGATTGCCAGAACCCTTGTAGTCGATACGTGCTCTTACACAGGCCTCGATAAATGCTGTAGCCTTCTCAGCTGCGGTTGTTTCTTTTGTAATTGCAATAGGGTACTTAATTGTGTAAAGATCAGCATCTTTCCAAATTGGACGAACGCTGTCCTCTTTGATGTGATCGTCACTGGATGTAAGACGTCCATCACCAACAAGGACTGCTCTTGCAATTTCCTCGTTCAGCATCATTCTCATTTCTGCTTTCAGCCAAACAATTACGTCGAAATCTGTAATGTCAATTACATCATCACGATCAATCTTCTGTTTCTTGTAGATTGTCTGCGGGGTGGTTGTTCTCTTCAGTAATGAGAATACTTCCTCCTTCTTCAGCTTACCTTTGATGTAACCTCTTGCACGAGCTTCATCCTCACGCAGGTCTGCAAATGTAGACTTGATTCTTGAGAATGGCGTATGATGTACACCGTTCATTACTTCGGTTACCCATCCCTGGTCTCTTGCAATGAACTCAGGTGGTGTGTTTAAATTTTTGGCATCCGGGAACAGGTACTCAATATTTGTAATACCATGAGCAAGGAATGATTCTTTCATAGAGCCATATCTCTTACCGTCCTCGATAATCTCCTGCATTTCGCTGTGGGACAGAACGTCTCCGTTGTCTGTATTGTTGCCTTCAAATAAGTTATGTGCGATTGCACCCATGTCGTCATCCTCCTCTTCATATTCTTCGGAATCGTCATCATCTTTGTCAGGATCTTCGTCGTCATCCTCCTCTTCATATTCTTCGGAATCGTCGTGATCATCCTCTTCATCTTCATCCTCGTCCTCGTATTCATCTTCGTCTTCGAGAGCGTTAGGATCTTCTGCTAATGCACTTCCTACAGCCATGTAGAAAGCATCCTTCTGTTCTGGCGTCATTGTATCAACGACATCCTGAATGCTCTTATTAGCCACTTCGTCTTCTCCTTTCTCATCTGAGTGCATAATCTCAAGATACTCTCCCGAATAAATATATGCCTCATAATCATCATTGTCAATTGTGTCGCCATGTGCTAAGGCAACATCTTCAATGTATGCTCCTGGATTTGCTCCTGCAAGAACAAGGCTAAGTTCTTTAATTTCACCATGCTGAACATATGGCCCACGCTGCTGAAGATGATTCGCCCAAATACTAAGCGAATCCATATCTCCGTGCTGAACAGCATCTTTCGCGATTTGACCATTATCTGAACCGTTGAAATATCCGTACGCATAAACACCATCTTTTCGGCATTCCATATAAGCATGCCCAAGCACGCTATTAATGTTACCGTGATCATGGTTATACACTAATGGAACTTTAGCGCCATCGATATCATCAAAAGCACCATGCTGAATAATTCTTCCATCAGCGCAAAGAATACCAAACTTTGTAGCCCAGCCCTTAAAGTCGCAATCGGCATACTTTGAGCGTTTAGCTCCCATTTTGAATTCCTCCTTTATTGTTCTTCTGTTTCCTCGTCAGCAGAATTTGTATTATACATCTGATCCAATTCAGTGTTCGACGCCGAAATATTATTGTTCGTCAGCGTATCTGCTTTAGGATCATCCACTGGCCTTAATCCAATTACTTGCCTGAATTCATTAGATGTCATTATACAGTTTCTCGTGAACTTATCAGCGAGCTCTGCAAGATTTGTAGTAGACACCAGTTTAAATGGATCTCTGAAATATTTAATTGCATGCCCTTTGGTCCTAGCAGTCTTTGTTAAGAACTTCCGATTCATCTCATCTACGACTGCTGCAAGTATTGGCTCAACTATACTATTGTAGTAGTTATTCATTGTATTCTCGTCTGCTGTGCCATTGAGAATCTCTACCGTCATTCCAAGCTGAGAGAATAACAAATTTGTGAAATACTCTACCTGCTTGAGTAAATTGTTTTCAATCGACCTATTGAGCTGTGTTACATGCTCAGTAGAATCGATGTAAGCAATGCCGTATTCAGAGCTTGCCAATTGTTCAGTAAGTTCTTTACGACGTTTTTTGGCCTGAGCTCTCTTTGCTTCAGACTTAATCGTATATGGCAACTGAATAATCAAATCAAGCTTATCAGATCCACTTCGATCATCTATGAAATCGAGAATTGCAAGCTTTCTTTTCAGTCGATGCGCCGTTGAATTCTGTGCATTCATAATTGCATAGAATGGATTTTCAACGATCGCGACCATTTTCTTTGGAAGGTCCATTTCCTCGAATTCACCAGTGCGATCATTGTAGATTCGCACTCTAACATGGCGCGGATACCAATTGATTATCTTTGCTGTACGCATCGTCTGAATATCGTAAACGTTGCCATGCACGGGGTCCATAGTCGTATCAATCGGAACTATAGCAACGCATCCTTCGTCAAGAAGTTTCAGGAAAATATCCTGTTTAAACGCTCGCGATGTCTGATCAATATTGGCTTCCATTGTTAAACAGTAGTTAAGCCCATCCTCAACGTCGTCAGTAAAGCGTTTGTCTGCGTCTAGCATGACGTGTTCTACGTCAATTGCTGCGGCATCTACGGATATCTTATTGTAGATCGTTGTAACGATTGACCGCTCATTTCCCATCGTAAGTCTAGGACGAGATGGATTGTCATAACTCACTGCGCCAAGACCAGTTCCATTTTGATACGCTGTTGGATCTTTGTTCATAAATGCATTCCAACCATGCTTTAATCTGTTCATAAAACCCATAAGTAATCTCCTTATTTAGTAAGGTAATCCAGATAAGCTTTGCCTGCACGCTTAGCTTTATTGAAAGATCTGCTTACTTTCTTAGCTTTCTTCTTAGCTGATTTGTAAGCTTTGCTGGCATCTCTAGAAACTCTATTGTATTCTTTCTTAGCTGACTTATATGCCTTGTTAACATTCTTCTTTGCCGATGTTACATAAGGTTTAGCATCATTGGCAAGCTTCTGACCAGCTCGTTCAATTTTGTACTCTGCCTTTGATCTGACAGAATTTGCCTTATTGCGTGCTTCTGCAGAAGTCATTGCACGGTCTCTAGCAGTTGACGTAGCTTTTCTTACTTTCTTATATGCACCAGTCTTCTTAACATCACGAGCAAGTTTCTGTCCAGCTCTGGTAACTTTGTACTCACCCTTTGAAATTACAGACTTTGCTTTTGCCCTTGCAGCGTTTGCTGTTGGGGATTTTGAAGCTTTATCCAGAAGATATCTTGCTGCTACTGTCTTTGCAACTGCATCTCTGGTCGCTACCTTTTTAGCAAAGTTTGCTGCTTTCTTAACTTTTGTTGAAGGGGCATTCTGTTTCTTAACATTGGCTGCAATTTGTTTCATCTGTCGGTCCTGCTTCTTCTTTACCATATCAGCATTCTTCTTAGCTACAGTATGAGCATTCATTGCTCTGACACGTTTTTGGAAATCTTTTTCTTTTTGGACCTTCTGTGCTGCAATTGCATCTGTTGGACCTTTATAAGGTATATTCTTTTTTGCTTGATTAGCGGCATTGTTCTTATAACGAAGCTTTTGCATTGCTTGCCGCCTCTGTATTAATACAGCATTTTTTTGTGCTGCTTCATCTTCAGGATAAATATATCTACCGTTCTCGATACGAATATATTTATGATTTTTCCAGCTATGTTTGAGAACGGTGTTTCCGTCCTCATCGGTGGCCTTGTAATATACAGAATTACTCATATTACCATCCTTTCTGTTTCTTTTTAAGTTTTTGAACGTATTTTGCACCATGGATAGAAGCTAACTCAGCATCTACCGCTTTCTTCTTTTCTGCAGTTCTGCTTGTACGCCGTTTGATTGCTTCAGCCTTCCTGGTGTACTTAGCAGCTTTCTTTCCATAACGGTTCGCTTTCTTCCGAGCTCGTTCAGCTTTTTGAAGATTTCCGGTATACCCAATATCTGTAATAGCGTGGTCACGCTTAACACGTTTTGCCTCTTCCTTTTCTTTGAACTTGACTCTTTTAGCCATAGCTTCTGAAGCTTTTCGTTCGTAATCAGATATACGTGACTTTGTCTTCTGAGAAGTTTGTTTCTTCATCTTGGATGCAAGTCGATCCGATTTTGACTCTAGATGCGATGCTCTTCTTCCAGAATGCTGATACGGATCTTTTCCCGATCCATACTTGTAACGGCCAGACCGCCTTGGCAGTCCATAATGTTCCAGATGGTCACCGCCTAAGTCCGAATGAACTAACGAAAATGTTCCATCGTCATTCTTTATTTTTACATACATAACCATTACTCCTATTCGAATGCGTCTTTATTAACTTTGTAAGCAACAAGTGCATCCATCAATGCTGAGACGTTATCGATTTTGTCTTCGTAACGTTTCTTGTACAGTTTCCTGTTTCCGTTTGTATCTTCCAATGTTATGCAATGGCCCATACAGAAACTCATTAAAGACTCGTCAAATATCAGCATCCTCTTTTCCGACAATTTCTTAATTTCTCCAAGAGGAACCGTTTCAGTTCTAACTCCCTGCGGAACTTTCTCAATTCCGAATGACCCATTCTCCTGAGCCCATCTTTCAATAAACTCTTTTGCATTATATGGGTCATAGCCCAAAGCGCAAACATCATACTGAGCGTCTATTATGAACTTGTCGAGATCCTCATATACATCTTGCACATCGATGATGCTTCCCTCCATAACAATAAGAGTGCCTTCGTCGATAAACTCTTGATACTTTTGTCTCATTGCTAAGTTCAACTTACTCAAAGTAAGTGTGGTTATATAACTTCTAACTTTTACTCCAAACATTCCGTTTCTCAGTGGGAACAAGAATGTGAAAGCACAGAAGTCATCACCTTGAGAAAGGTCCGCTCCCATTGCGCATGACATTTTCCAAAAGCTTCTAGGTCTGTGCGGAAGTGTTTCTTCGTAAGAGAAATAATATGTATATCCCTCCATAGGAATTCCGAAACGTTTTGCCAGGATATCATTTCTTGTAGCTGGTGCTTTCTCAGCTCGTTCAACATCTTGCTGAATCGTCTCATAGCTGACTGTGATCGGTAGATTCGGATTAGCCTTAGGCCACATGTCTGGGTCTCCGACTTCATCCACGCTATCAAGCCTGTAATACCAAATACTAGTATGCCAGTTCTGGTATTCGCCTTTGAGAATGTCCATCAGTTCCATTTTGATGGCATCTCCACATCCATTACGGACAGTACCTTCCGAACTTACAGCTAAGATTACGTATCCATCTATTTTGGCTGCACCCTGCTCGATTGCACCTATTGGGTCTTCTCTCAATTCGCCTGAGAGCCATTCATCGACCGTAGCTACTTTTACTCGTAATCCCTGAAGTTTGTTAATACTCAGGGGTCTGATCTCTAGTAACGAATCTGTAAGAAAGTTCTGTATACCTTTCTTGGTACATGCAAGCTTAACACGGTTCGCTTTGGAACCGGTAGTGTTCTGTATAGAGCCTTCTGTCAAGAATTTGAACATAGGCCCTCTCGCTCTTGCTATGGCAGTGCTAATTGCACTTGTAACCTCTTCAGCCTGTTTCATTGTTGGGGCTGTTGTAATCTGATGTGTCGTTGTTGTATCGACTGTCAGAAAATAAGCTTGCACTAAACTCTCGTATAACGATTTTGCATTACTTCGAGAAATGATAAGATACTGTTTGTTGACAAGACGCTTTTTGACGGATTTCCTTACGAAATGTCCGCCTCGTCCAGAAGCATTTGGTTCATACACCGTTTTCTCAACGTAATAGAACCAACCAAATAATTGCTCTCCCCAAAGTTTAAATGTATCCAACAGTTCCAAGTCTGACCCATCGGTCAAGACCATTTCAGATTCACAGAAAGCAATCCATCCTTCTACAGCATTGTCGTCATAGTATACACCGGGGTTAGCTATAAGCCAATCAATACGGTTCATCTCCATGGAAATCTCCCTATTAACAGGAATCTCTCCATCCAGGACTTTATCTCGGAACTCCCCGTAGTACCTAGGCGTTGCCGTATTGCTTAGCATTTTGCATCACCTACTTCTTTTTCTTTTTCGTACTCTTTGTTTCAGCTTTAACTGCTTCATTAATCATCTTCTGAGCGGCAGCATTGAGTTTACCCTTGATATAAACTTTTCCTTGTTCTTTCACAACTTCTGTAACTGCAGGAACAATAATATCTTTCATAGCTTTATCAACTAACATCTTTGGTAATGGCTGCTTCTGCGGATGGTTTTTAAGGTATGTGGCTTCCATCTGATCTCGAGTATTTATTCGTTTAAGCTCTTCATCAGATAAAGTTTTTACATATGCCTTTTCGTTTCTGTATTTAGATTTTTTTTGTTTCTTTTTATCAAGTTGGACTGATTTGGTTCTTTCTCTTCTTTTGTTATTTTGTTTTTCAACTCCACTCTTTTTAGAAAAACTTTTTATAAACTTCTCACCAGCTTTAGCCGATGATCTAAGACTTTGATATGGTTCCTTCCCAGATCCCCATTTGTATCTTCCGGATCGTCTTGGTAATCCGTAATGTGCTAGATAATAGTCAGAGAATTCCTGATTGTTGACTAAGAAGTCTTTTACATCATCTGCTGAGTAATTAGTCATCGTCATTCTCTCCTTTCTTATCATCTTCGGAAACAGGATAGTACATTATGTACAATCTCCATTCCATTTCCTTAAGTTGCTCTTTCAAACTGTCCATTAACGAACCACTTGTTGGCGGATCGAATAACAGACGAGTTTTGATGTACACATAATCTTTTATCAAACTTGACTTCTGAGTGTCCTCTTCGAATTCACTCCAGACATTATCCGGACCAGTGATTCGGTATCCTTCTTTAGGACCAACTCCTAATTGCGTGAGGGTTGCAAAGGCAGAATTGATATGAATGGTTAAATCCAAGTCAAACTGCTCAAAGTCGTCAGGACATCCAATAAGCTGCTTGATAGTCTTAAGAATGCTCTCTTCCATTGAATTCCTCCTCAATGTTTCCAAGGGCATGTATCATTTGGTCTCCTTATTACAGGGCCGCTACGAACATTTGTATCGTGTCCATAGTGTATGGCATTATGTGTTTGATGGGTTGTTGTCACAACGTTATTCATGTCAAATACCATTGGGTCTCGGTTAAGTATCATCTCTTTGGTAACTGGATTTATGTGATGTATCAACGGTCGTGTTTGTATCTCGTATCCTTCAACACCTAAATCGCAACCGCCATCTCTGACAATTACTTTATGCCGAAACTCTCTCCATTCGCCGGATGAATATAATGCCTGATTAACCCATCGGTCATATCCGAATGTCTCGTATCCAACAGAACCAAACAGCATTAAATATTGCAGTCGTTCTTCAAACGTAGAATACTGGATCATTTCCAAATATGATCGTGACATTGGACTTGATCTACTCATCTTCGATACCCTGGTATCTACGCATTGCTTCAATTGCTGCAGCGTATCTCTCTTCACTCTTAGCAGAAGCTTCCAACGAATCGATTTTGGCTTTGGTCTGCTTGGTTTCTTCTCTGAGCTTGTCCTGCTCCAGCTGTTCTCTTGAAGAACCGAGTTTTAAGAAATGCGTAATGACCTGCGATGAGGCTGTGCCTTCACGTAACTGCTTTTCAGCAGCATCGAGTGAGAGATTAATCAAGTACTGTTCCCTGTCTTCAGGAGTCATAGGAACCCTTGAACGCTTCTTTGCGGAAGTAGCTGTCGCTGCTCTTCTTCCCATATACTTTCGTCTCCTTTCTAAAATCTTTCGCCAAGGTTTCGAATACTTTACGTACTCTCTATAAGAGATCTAGGTATGTTTTAATGAACCTGAAAGGAGT